ATATCATCACGTGTGCGTTTGCTAAGTTCTTTGATCTTGTCAGCACGTTCACTGAGTTGTGTTATTCCTAGCAGTTGCTCGATTATCTCTCTTTGATCGTTTTGTTTTAGACTCAAAAACGGTTCAGTGTAGGTGTTTAGTGCCACAAGATGTTTGAACATAGTGTGACTCATGCTCAACAGTTTTAGTATAGCACCTTGTGTTTCTCTACTATCACCTTGAGCATAGTCATCTGCTTCTTGTTCACTGTCATTGATGTAAAACTTTAGTACATTGGGCTTACGTCCACGTTCGATACGATAGCATTGTTCACCAACACAAAAGTCTAAACTAACCATCATGCCTTTTGAATTGGTTTTGTTTATGAGATTGTCACGGCGTATGTTTGTAAGTGCTTCACCATAGAGTGCATAACTTAGTGCATTGATTATTGTGGTCTTGCCAGTTCCGTTACGTGAACCATCACCACCTAAGTCAATGTTTTCACCAAGTACCAGTGTAAGGTCTTGTCTATCAAAGTTAATTGCCTGTGTAGCATTACCCACACTCATAAAGTTTTTAACTGTAAGGTCTTTAATTTGAATCATGTTTTATTATACTATGTTTATGTCTTATTTGCAATTGAAAACAAAGCCTTAAACTGCGGAAAGATCATGGAAAAAGATTCATTTCTGTGTTTATCGAGTGTCACAGTTCGTTTTGTAAATTCATTTAATTCGTATTGAGTATCTATTGAATTCATAAAGTTTCTAAGTTCAGCCCAATTTTGTGCTAATTCACATTGGCCTATGTAATCAATGTGATTGTTAATTTGTATGGTTAGATGTTTTTTGTGTACATCTGGTAAAGTAGTTACACATAGATAACGAGGATCAACGAGAGTAGTGATTCGCAATTGATCAGGTGTAAATAACTCAGTATCAATCCAGTGTGTTTGTAATTTGATTAGATTGTCAAGTGTAGGCCAACTTACCGTAGAAGAAATATGTAGATCTACATGTGGTGTGTGACTTTTAATCGCATTGATGTTATCAATTATATCTTGCCATACTGTTCCGTGACGCATGTATTCTGCTACTTGACCGCTTGCATCAATACTTGCCCCAACAGATATATTAGAAAACTGTTTCCAATAATCAAATATATTATTATTCTTGTATGTCAGTTTACTCAAATTGGTATTGTACAAGAGTTTAATATCAAAATTTTTGACTTCAATCAATTGATCAAGTATACCATAGTGTTCTTCTGTTATTAAAGGTTCTCCTCCAGCAAAATATATCTTTTCAAGATCATTGGTAAGATAAGGTTTAAGTTTTTCCAAGTTTTTTTGTCTATCTTTCCGGGTGCTAGAATCGAGACTGATTTTTTCGTAACCAAGTACTGCATCTTTGCCAAATATTTCAACAGTTTCTTGTTGAATACTACTACTGAAGTATTCACTACACATTCTGCACTTGAAGTTACAGATATTATTAAGTCTTACATCTAAAAATGTCACCTTTTGCCGACTAACAGAAATAGGTTTAAACTTCTGCCTCATACTTTGTAAATTGTTGTCTTCTTTTTTGTAACACTCACTACAACATTTTGTACGATAACCCTTAATCATCCATTGTCGTATGTTCTGTGCTTGACTTGAATCTAGTATGTCCTCAATTGATTGTTCTTTAATATTTCCAAGAGGATACCTGTGATCAGCAATACAACACGGCAACACATTGCTATCTGTTCCAACATATAAATGATTCCATAGTTTTTTACATGCAGTATCTTTGTACGACGGAACTGTAACTTTATAGTTTCCTGGATAGACACAACTTGTAAACAATGTTGTATCAGAACTGTATACTGTGTTTACTTCTGCTATTTCAGTTTGTATCTTAGTATTTGGTGTAAGGATTAAAATAAAACAATTTCCAATATCAACTTGATTGACTATTTTTTGTAGTTCAATTAGTTTTGAACCACATGCATCAATAAAAGGATAATAATCAACACTCCGTTGTACTATTACAATTCTCTCGTTTAGTTTAAAAGTGTCTTTCCGTAATGCAAGTAACTGTTTCTTAAGTTGTTCTGAACCAGCATCAAATTCAACGGTACCAACTACCTCTATGTCTTTGTCAACATAAGATAACAGATCCATTATAAACTCCTGTAAATCTCCAGCAATAGTTTGTTGTCATAGAACTCTGAGTCAATGTTTATGATTTGTTCAGTAACAATCTGATCGACACTTTCAAATTTAATATCGCCTGGTTGCATTTCTTCTTCTAATGCACTGCGTTTGTTTGGTATAAGCGCCATTTCACGTAGGTTATATTTGGTTGCAAACTGTTCTTTGATATAGTTTGCCTCTTCATAGGATATTTCTATATCCAAGTTCACTCTAACATGCATGTTTGGTTTTAGTATTGTGTCAGCATAATCGATTACCTGCGACAAGTCAAGCACTTTGTACAATGGTTGATCTGGCCAAGCAATGTATTCTGGCTCTTTGCCCCATTCAAGTATCATGCAACCACGCTGATCATCGCCTGCATCTGAGAAGTTGTGCGGAAATGCATTGCCAATATAGTTGATGTTGTTTTTCTGTTGACGCAAATGAAAGTGTCCACTGAACACAGTGCCATACTGTTGGAAGTGTTCTGATTTGATTTCTCCATGATCGGGCATCTCTACCATTGCATTCATTTTAAAGTGTGGAAGTTCAAAGTGTCCAAACATGTACTGAGCACTTGCAGTCTTAATCTGTTTGTGATCATCTCCGACTAGCCAAGGAACAAGTATTACATCATCCTGTTCAAACCAGTCGTTGCATATTTTTAGATTTGGTATGTGCTTGGCCCATTCAAAACTGTATATGTCACGTTTGTCTCGATAATACAAGTCGTGATTGCCAGTAATAAAGTAGGTGATGTCAAAACTACGTGAAAGATTTTCTAAAGCACGTAGACTGTGGCTCATGGTTTGTAAACTTAGGCTTGCTCTATGATGATGCCAGTCGCCCATGAAGATAGCAGTTTCACAGTTGTGTATCTTACCCTGTTGTACTGCCCACTCTACAAAGTTTTCACAGTCCTGGTTATGCATGATGCTATTGCTTTTCATGCCAAAGTGTATGTCTGTGAACACCAGAGCTTTCTTAAACAAACCCATGTGTATTCCTATTTTTTAGCAACGTCTGGTTGTAGTTCTTTTGCTTCTGGTGAGTTGTTAAACTGTCTTGTCCAACTTGGATTCAATCCATTTTGTTCAAGTATATCATCACGTATGTTTTGATTTTTCTTTTCGATGTTTAACACTCTTGTAAAACTGTTTGTTATAGCGGCAGTATAGTAAGCAAATGGATTTTGACTTTTATCTTCATTAAACTGTAACCCAATTTGACTCAATTGTAATAGTGCAGTACCACGCATTTCTTCATTGTAGGTATATCCACGCCAGTTTGATCTAGTTGCATATCTTTCGCATAACTTAATCAACATATGTGCTAGTTTATCCGTCATCTTACCGTGATCTTTTGAAAAATGTCCGTTTTCCATTCCGCCAATCCAATGTGATTTGCCTACAACATATGGCACACGATTTTCATCAATCATGTAGTGCCAAAATGGAGGAAAGTTAAGTTTCACATAATTAAGATCTTGTTTTGTATCTGAGATCAGTTCTTGAAGACCATCATCTTCATAGTCTACATTATCCATTTCTAATATTTCTTCTAGTTTGCTTTTTTTCTTTATTTGTGCTTTGGTAAGTTTTTTTGGTACCATTGGAATATGATCCCAACAGGTTACACGAAATACCAGTTCTTGATTGCTGAGTTTGCGTGGATCAACTATTTCACCAGTTTCTCTTTTGATTCTGTCTGCTTTGTTTCGTCTTGCTTCTGCAACACTACGTTGGTTGATCTTGTCCACACTTGGCAAAATAATATCGTACTGTGCATATTTTTTTTCGAGAAATGAGCAGTAAGTGCTTTTGCTTTTGTGAATTTCTTTTAGTATGTCTCGATTGTTAAGATAGTTGACTTTTCTAGGTGCTTTAAAAGCTGCCATTCTATAATTCTCCTTATAATAGTACTTATTATACACGTTGCATAGGGTTTGTCAATCATTATATTAGCCGTTTTTAATTACCATAAATAATAACATAGGAGATAGAATGGCATTTTCACAAGCAAAAGCGGATAGAATGAATCAGCTTGCTCAGCAGTATCCGCGAGCACCAATAGGCACTTTGGCAACACTTGCAAATATTCCAGCAAGTGAAATCGGTAATTACACTACTGACACTATTTCTACTCCTGGTCGAAATGCCAACTTTGGACGGGTAACCAGCACGCAGTCAACAGAAGTGCAGGCTAGCAATACTTCAAGAACTACTCCAGGATCTGGATCAGCATTTACTGATACTCCTACAACGCAACCTACAGTAACTTCACCGACTAGTTCAACCACTGCAAGAGTAAATCCAGTTACTGGTAGACCATTTACAACACCTCCTACACCAGTAGTAACATCGCCACCTGCATCAGAAACTGTAAACAACACAACTGGTTCAGGAACTAGTTTTCAAGGTGGAGGTACAATTGCAAGCCAAGCCTTTAGTGATAGAACACCACAACCAGATCCATTTCCAGCACCACCGCCAGCTAGACCAGTACAAGTACAAGATTCAGATGTAGATTTTACTGATGCATATGGAGAAAATTATAGGCAAGCAACACCTATACCTACGCCAGTAGTACAGTCAAATAATACAGAAGTTGATTTTGCAGATCCTTATAGCGAGAATTTCCGGAATCCTCAGCCAATACCAGTAGATACTAGACGTCCTGGTACACCGCCTAGTCCGTATCTTGACGATTTTCCAGATGATAATGTAAATGTTGAACAACCTACTCCTAGACCGGATATAAATGCTCCTGCACCACCTCCAGCTAGACCAGCACAAGAAATATCTCAAGTAGACGATTTTGGTGGTACTGGCATTACACAAGTAGATGACTTTGGTGGAGCACCACAAAATGTTACGCCGGTAGATGACTTTGCTGAATATAGTCCACCTGCACAAGTTGATGATTTTGCAGAATTTCAAGCACCTGCACAAGTAGATGATTTTGCTGAGTACCAACCTCCGGCACAGGTTGACGACTTTGGAGAGATAAACACACCGGCACAAGTAGATGATTTTGCTGGGTATTCAAACAATGACTTTGGTGCAGAGGACCCAGGTTTAGATGCATTTGGCCCTGGTCCAGAACCGGCACAAGTAGATGATTTTGCTGGCTATAGCAACAATGACTTTGGTGCACAAGTAGATGACTTTGGTGAAATTAACAACCCTGTGCCAGTAGATGATTTTGCTGGCTATAGCAACAATGACTTTGGTGCACAAGTAGATGACTTTGGTGAAATTAACAACCCTGTGCCAGTTGATGACTTTGCTGACTATTCAGACAATGACTTTGGTGCCGAAGTTGATGATTTTGCAGAATATGAATCACCATCAGATGTTAATCAATTTGGTGTGGATGATTTTGGCGATCCTGAAGCAGCACAATTTGACGAATTTGGGACTCCATTACAAGCACCAGAAGAAGTTAACCAATTTGGAGTTGATGACTTTGGTGATCCTGAAGCCGCACAATTTGACGAATTTGGTGATCCTATTCGAGCACCCGAAGATGTTGAAGACTTTGATGAATATGGTGACTTTGAAGATGAAGAAGGTGAGGAGTTTGACGCATTTGGCAATCGTGTACAGAATGATGGCGAAAGTTTAGTTGACGATGATCCAGTTGCTGATATAGGTGATGGTGCAGAAGGTGATGGTATAGACGGAGTTGAACAGGCTGCTCTTAGTGAACAACAACAGGCTGCTATCAACGCACAAGCACTAAAACAAAAAGCTCAGCAACAACAAACTATTAGCGAAATGCGTGAAGCATCTGGTGTAAAAAACGCAGATGGCGATTGGCGAGTCAAGCTCCGATTGGCTCCACAAGCAACATATCTCTATCAAGCTCAAGAACCTGGTATACTTGCGCCGCTTACTGAAACAGATGGAATAATATTTCCTTACACACCAAGTATAGATATACAGTATAGAGCAAACTATCAAGAATACTCACCAACACATTCAAACTATCAGCACTATTTTTATCAAGGCTCAAATGTCGCCGCAATACAACTTAGTGCAACATTTACAGCCCAGGATACTGTGGAAGCAGAATATCTATTGGCAGTGATACATTTCTTAAAAAGTTGTAGCAAAATGTTCTACGGAAATGATGCTCAACGAGGTTCACCGCCGCCACTGCTTTATCTAAGTGGACTAGGAGAATATCAGTTCAATGAATCGCCTTGCGTGATAAGTGAATTTAATTACAACCTACCTAACGATGTTAACTACATACGTGCAAGAAGCAAACAGATACAACGTGATGGACAGTTGCAATATAAAAAGCCATTGGCAACCAGCGTAACTAACGGAAATTTTTCAAGTTTAACCAGACTGAAAACTGCGATCACAAATGCATACAATGGACAAAGTCAACCTCTTGAAGCTGCCGCAGAACCTTACAAACCAGCACCTGGAAACCTTGGATCAAAAGGCGCAACCTATGTTCCAACAAAAATGGATGTTACCTTGGTACTCAACCCAATTGTAAGCAGAAAGCAAGTGAGTCAGCAGTTTAGTCTCAAAGAATATGCAAATGGCAATCTAATCAAGAAAGGAATGTGGTAATGGCGACATCATACGAAAGTACCAGTCCGTATTTTGACACCCCAGTAATTAACAATCAATATCTTGGATTGATGATCGAAAGACCGATACCAAAGTTAGTCGATGATCTATCAATGACTATCAACGAAACCTACAACCTACGACCTGATTTATTAGCGTTTGACTTGTATGGTGATAGTAATCTCTGGTGGGTATTTGCAATGCGTAATCCAAATCAATTACCAGATCCTCTGTTTGATTTTGTTACTGGCGTAACCATTTATCTTCCTCAAAAGAGCACTCTAGAAACTGTTTTAGGTATCTAACATGACGACTTCTGCACAACTAGGTGTTGCAAGACAAGCAGTACAACTGCAAATAAATCAGACAAAACCTGAGGTAGATGAACTTGAAGTATCAGCAGCTTCGGGACGTAGTTGGAGTGACATAGAAAATAGCTGGACCAAGACCAGTCAAAAACTGTTCAACCAGGCTAGCACACTTGACAACTTAAAAAAACAAAACGCTGGATTAAACAATGATCCTGGACAGTCAAGACTCAACACATTAATCACAAAAAATCAAGTTGAAGTTACCACAATGCAAACCACAATGAATGGTGTGCGAACTCAGGCTTTTAAAAATACACAAATTACCTCTGTTACACAAAACATTACTAAAAACAGCAGTGGTGAAATAATCAAGACAGAACAAATTGGTTCTGTTGAAACTTCAAGATTTACTACGCCAGTTTTAGGAAATGATCTAGTTTTTACCGCAGATACTGATATAGACCAAATAATTCCTAATCTTGAAAGCAAAAATAAACCAACCAATGCACGTAGATCGATTCTTGATAATGATGAACTTGATCAACTTGGCGACCTAAAAGGCAGCGGAGCCACATCAACAGTTGGCGGCGGAGCAACAATTAAAAAAATTGGACAAACTCAGACATCAGCAGTTGCTTCTGCAACTGGAGGTTCTGTAACTCCGCTAAGTGGTAATGATCTTAACACAGGAACAGGTCCTGGTGGTGGCGGTGCTGGCGGAAAAGTAGAAGTAGCTCCTGGAGATGATGCATTCAGTGTCAAGAGAAACAATGTTGGAAATGCTATCAATGCAGACGGAGTTGAAGGACGTACCAGCGTTGCAGAAGAATTTTTAAAACCAATAAAAGCATCACCAAACCCTCTACTAGGACTTGCTAGTCAAACCTATAGTGTATCCATCTACATGATGAATAGATCAGAGTATGTACAATTTTTAGGAACAGATAAAAAAACATTGCCAACTAGACAACTGATATTGCAAAGCGGTGGTGCCAAAGCAGAAGAACGTAACAAATATTTTGATGTTGATTTCTATATTGAAAATATAGAGTTTGAAACAGTGCTAGGCAGTCAAGGGTCAGGAGCACCTCATAATGTTACAAAATTGAATTTTGATATTCTTGAACCACAAGGTATTACGTTCCTTGAAAGATTAAAAAAAGCAGTAACTGATCATGTGCAGGAGCCTGGAGTTAATATCAATGCACAAACATACTTGATGGTTATACGTTTCTATGGCTATGACGAATTTGGAAATTTGGTAACCAAAAATGAACTTCCATCAGCAACTGGCAATGAAATATCTGAGCTAGAAAGCACCAGTGATCCAGAGGCATTGGTTGAAAAGTTTATTCCGTTTCAGTTTAACGATATCAATTATAAGATTAACAATAAAGCAGTGGTCTACAGTTGTAATTGTGCAACTCCACAGAATATTGTTGGCTATTCAACTGCACGAGGTAGCATACCTTTTAACTTTCAACTTAGTGCATCAACCGTCAAGAAGTTGCTTAACGGCAACAGCGAACTAGTACCATTGGTTCCTATAGTTACCACTACAACCAGCAGTGGTCTTACTGGTGGACCTCCAAATCGAAACAGAGTAACTTCAACAACCACTGAAGAAGTAACTACAGTCGAACAACAACGTGCAGGTAAACTTGGGCTTCAAGACAGAACTGTAACATCAGGATTGTGTGATGCACTGAATCAGCATCAACGTGAACTGGCCAAAAAGAATGGTATGATACCCGACGAATATATAATCGAAATTGAAGATGTACCTGGATTGATTGATGCTAAAATGAACAAGCAAGGTAGAACAAATCTTACAAAAACTACAATGCAAAAATCAAGCGATGCAAATCAACAAAAAAACATGGAAAAAGTATCTCTTGACAAGCAAACCAAAGAGTATAGTATTAGTGCTGGGACACAGATTATACAATTAATTGATCAAGTGTTAAAAAATTCTACATATGTAACTGCTCAACAAACCATTGCATTTGACGAAATAACCAACAAAGAAATACGTAATCCACCTGTGAGAACTGTACAATGGTACAGAATTACCCAGTTAGCTGCTCCAAAAGAATATTGCAAGATACGCAACGATTATGCTTATCAAATAACCTATAGAATCTCAAGATATCAAATTAACACACCACGATCACCTTATTTTCCACCCGCAATGTATCGAGGTGCTCACAAGATATACAATTATTGGTTTACTGGGTTGAACACAGAAGTTTTAGATTTTGACATAGAAGTTAAATCAAACTTTGTTACTATAATGGGCAAAGATGGACTAATCACAGATGAAGATGTAGCAGTTGGAAACGATGCACGATTTGCTGAAAAAAGATTTTTTCAAAGTGCACCAGATTCTAGTACACAAGGTGCTTCAGGCGATGCTGGCCGACCGGCTGCTCAATTGGCATCAAGGTTGTATTCACCAGCTGATGTTTCCAAAGCTGATCTTACTATAGTAGGTGATCCAGATTTTATCATGCAAAGTGAATTGTTTTATAGTGCCGGTAACCTAGAGGCATTTGAACCTGATGGAAGTGTAAATGGCAACGCTGGCGAAGTACTTTTTGAAATACGTTTCAATCGACCAGTGGACTACAACATGGCCACTGGAGAGACACCTGTAAACTCTGAAAACTCTGACAGTAAAATCACAGGAGAAAAAAACCTAGCCGCTGAAAGTTTAGTGTATGCTGCCACTAATGTTACAAATAAACTGGCTGATGGTAAGTTTACACAATCAATTCAAGGTGTAGCAAGAATGTTTGACAATGCAGTAAACAGTCCAAAACAAAAACAGATTGAGAAAAATGTTGTAGAAGAACCAGGATTGGATGCATTCGGCGGAGCAGGAGATTCAGTAAGACCTAGCAAAAATGTTATCCCTCCTGGAGCACGTAGTGGTAGACAAGTTCAACCAACTGCTGGTCAAGACCCAAGGGCTGGAAATTTTAAAACTGCTACTGTCAATGGTAGTAAGACAAATACGCAACCCTACTCGAGTGCAACAGTAAATAATGATGTCACTAATAAGATTGCTAAGTTGCCTGATTCAACTGTAAATTATTCAGATGATGCAGACGTTACACCAGGAGAATCAGATTGGCAACCACGTTCTGGTACAGTTGTTCAGCCTCCTGTTCAACCCAAACCAGGAAGTAACACTGTAAGTGACGATGCTGGAACTAAAACTAGTCCGTTACAAGAAAGTTTATTTGCTAAGAAACGCAGACAAGCAAGACAGAGAGCAGAAAATGCCAAAGCAAGAGGTGCAAAAGTTGTAGGCAGCTCAGGAGGCGGTGTAAACAAGAGTTCACTTTTTAAGTAAAAGGAAATAGATGGCAGAGAATTATCAAAGAAGCAGAGGCGTCCCTGGAGCATACAAGATATCCAAAGGCGGTACTCCGGCTGAATCAGGACCATTTCTTGGTGAAGTGGTAAACAACATTGATCCTACTAGAGCAGGAAGATTACAGGTTTACATCGAATATATTTCTGGAGACGATAAAAATAATAAAGATCTATGGCGTACTGTAAGTTATATTTCACCATACTATGGTTATACTCAACAGAGTGCTCAACAACCAACTGGTCCAGGTAGTTTTACCGGTAATAATCATGCATATGGTTTTTTTGGAACACCACCAGATCTTGGAACAAAAGTACTTTGCTTCTTTGCTGACGGTGATCCAAACAAAGGCTACTATGTAGGTATGCCAATATCTCCTGGACTTAATCACATGGTTCCGGCCATAGGGTCAAGCAAGAAATATGTCGATGATAGCAATTCACCATTGTTTGCTAATAAAGCAAAACTACCAGTGGTGGAGATTAACAATTCCAATGAGGCAATAGCAGAAAATCCAAGATTTTTTAATGAGACCAAACCAGTACACAGTGTTTTAGCTGGGCAAATGCTCTCTCAAGGAGTTATAGCAGATCCCTTGATCGGGCCTATTGGTTCAAATAGTCAACGTGAATCACCAAGCACAGTATTTGGAATAAGCACTGCTGGCAGACCAGTGTATCAAGGTGGACTAACGGATGCTCAAATAGCGGCCAAGGTGGCAAGCAGTACACTTCAAGCAAATGAAACCACCATAATTGCACGTAAAGGTGGACACAGTTTGGTAATGGATGACGGAGATCTTGCCGGCGAAGATAACCTAACAAGAATACGCACCAGTGCAGGTCATCAAATAATGATGAACGATACTGCTGACAATCAAACAATTCACATTATGCATGCAAACGGACAAACCTGGATAGAACTAGGAAAAGAAGGCACCATTGATCTATATGCATCAAACAGTCTAAATATTAGAAGTGCTGGCGAACTAAACATGCATGCTGATAGAAATATAAACATAGCCAGTGAACTTGGAAGTGTTAACATTTTTGCAAAAAGAGCAATGAGTCTTGAAACAGGCAGTCTAAGCCTTACTGGCACAAATAGTATTTTGGCTTATAGTAAAAGCTCAGTGGGAATCAAAAGTGATGGCAGTTTAAATCTAAACAGTCGAACAGGTGGATGGGGTGCAGGCACTGGACTCACACTTGAAGCAGGATGTATAAAACTGAATAGTGGATCAGCTCCACCAGTGAGTAAAACTGTTGAGATACCTAAGTTAAGATTAGCAGATACAAAATTTTCTCCTCAACAAGGTTGGATACCAGAACCAAATGCAATTGAAACAATTGTTACTAGAGCTCCTACACATGAGCCTTACGCAGAAAGAGGCACTGGTGTCAATACTAGTACCAGTTTAGAATCACCTGCTGAGCAAGTTCCTTTGGATCCAAAAACTCAGGACGCAGTAACCAAAGCAGAATCAACAGAAATTGATAGTGTTACAGAAGCAGATTATGAAAAACAATCGCAGGTAAAAACAAACGTTGGTAAAATACCACCTGAAAAAGTAACCAGTATGGTAGCACAATCTAGCAAACTGGTTCCTCAGGATTTCAATGAAATATCCAATGCTAACGGTGTTGGAAAATTTGGTTTTAGTGCAACTGAATTAGAAAAAGGAGGATTGTTGAAACCAGGAACTGCAGAGTTCTTTCTCAAGGATGCTACTGCTGACCTAAACACTGTTTTAAGTAGTGCAAGTGTGTGGACTGGTTCACAAGGTGTTAATGGACTTAGTGATTTTTTAAACAACGAAACATTACAAGATGTAACCAAAACAGATTTATTCAACAAAGGATTAGGCGAGTTGCAGAATGCAGGAATAGTAACCGGCCTAGAAGATGAATCTGCACTAGGCGGTTTGGTTAGTGGTGCAAGTAAATTTGGAGCAGACGCAGTTAAAAAATGGCAAGATGGTGCCGCAACACTAGGAGAAACATTTAGTGGAAGTAACAGTACAAAAATTACCAGTTCTGAAATGAATAAAGTTGTAAGAGGCGGTCAGTATTCAATACAATTAGCACAACAAAAATTGAGTAACGAAGTACAAGGATTTTCAACTAGCAGTGGAGGCGTAGTGAGTACAACAGTAAGAAGTTCAATTGACACTGCGGTAGCAAGTGTAGTTACAAGTAAGAAAGTCAATGGAGTGGATGACGAAACTGCGGCATTTGAAGCTGAATTTGATGCACAAAATAATACCACAAATACGTAGGTAAATACATCATGCCAACATTTATCGGATATAGTACCATTGGAAGGTACAAGAACTATACAGTCACAGATTTTGAATTAATCAAGCGTGATTTATTAAATGCTCTTACAATCAGACAAGGAGAAATGCCTGGCAGACCTAATGTTGGTACAACTATATGGAGTTTGTTGTTCGAACCTCAAGGAGCTCCAACTTCAAAAGCAATTAACAAAGAACTACAACGCATAGTTGCACAAGATCCAAGAATCAGTATCTCAGATATCAATGTTTACCCACAAGAGAATGGAATACTTATTGAACTTGAGGTTGATACTGTGAGTGGCCAACAAGGTGAACTACTTAATATATTTTTCAACAGTGAGACTATGAGAGCCGCTTACGCAGACGTGTAGATAAACTACGTAGTTTATTATTTTCATAAATACCATGTAAGGAAACACACATGGCTAAAACTACAAGACAAACAAGTATATTTGGTGTAGAAGATTGGAAGAGAATCTATCAAACCTATCGTGAAGCGGACTTTCAAAGTTATGATTTTGAAACACTCCGGAAAACTTTCATTGATTATATAAGACTGTATTACCCCGAAAGTTTCAATGATTACATAGAGTCTAGCGAATTTATTGCTATACTTGATGTTATGGCTTTTATGGGTCAAGCAGGCAGTTTTCGAAATGATCTTAATACACGTGAAAACTTTATTGATACTGCTGAAAGAAGAGACAGTGTTACTAGACTTGCAGAACTAGTTAGTTATACACCAAAGCGTAATACTGCCGCACAAGGTTTTTTAAAAGTACAAAGCATAAGCACCACTGAAGGTGTAATTGACTTTACTGGTGTTAACTTGTCCAATATCACAATAAATTGGAACGATACTACTAACCCGAATTGGCTAGAACAATTTACAGTTGTTGTAAATGCTGCTCTTAGCGGAAGTCAGCGTTTTGGAAAACCAGGAAATAGTCAAACACTTTTGGGAGTTGACACAGAAGAATATACACTCAATCTAATAGCAGGATTTTTACCTGTTGTACCGTTCAGTCAGACTGTAAATGGCACTAACATGACATTTGAAGCAGTAAATGCAACGTCATTAAATGAAACATACCTGTATGAGCCGGCACCTGCACCAAGCGGGCCGTTAAACATACTGTATAGAAATGACAAACAAGGATATGCTAGTGCAAACACTGGTTACTTTTTTTATTTTAAACAAGGCTCTCTACAAGATCAACAATTTAATCTTGGAGAAAGAATCAGCAACAGAATTGTTAACGTCAACATAGAAGGTATAAACAACGAAGATGTTTGGTTATACCAACTTAATGCACAGAACTCAATAATTGCAGAATGGGAAAAAGTTGAAAATATCTACACTGGTGCAGTTGAAGAACTTACACCTGAACAACGCAGGTATTTTAGTATTACATCAAGAACAAATGATCAAATTGACTTGAATTTTGGAGATGGTGTGTTTAGTAGTATACCAGTAGGAACATTTAGAACCTATGTTAGAAGTTCAAATGGCCTAAACTATATTATCAATCCAGATGAAATGCAAAATGTAACTTTTAATATAGGTTACGTAAGCAAAACAGGACGAAACGAAACACTAACCTTCACTTGTGCGTTAACTGTACCGGTGAGCAATGCAAGCAGTAGAGAAAATATAAACGATATCAAACAAAGAGCCCCAGCAAGATATTATACCCAAGATAGAATGGTCAACGGAGAAGACTACAACAATTTTCCATATACACTTTATTCAACTATAATCAAGTCCAAGGCTGTTAACAGAAGCTCAATTGGTACTAGTAGGTATCTGGACTTAGTAGATATCACTGGAAAATATTCAAGCACAAATGTTTTTGCCTCAGATGGCATGATCTACGAAAATACACAAGTACCCAGCTTTACATTCACTTTTGCCGATGCAAACGACATTACCAATGTAATTGTAAACCAAGTTGAACCTCTATTAGCAAGTAGAGGAATGCAAGAATTCTATTACGAGAACTTCAATCGACCAAGTTTAACAACGTTAAATCTTGAATGGAATCAAAGCACCACTAGTAATAGCGAGACAACTGGATTTTTTAAATTTGTATCAAACGGAGCACCTGCACCAGTAGGTCCTCAAGCAAGCGACAATAAAAAATATATCGCACAAGGTGGACTGGTAAAATTTACTCCACCAGCTGGACAGTATTTTACTGCAACAAATAGACTGGCAGTTGGTTCACCAACACTACCCGGCGATAAGATGGTTTTATGGGCAACTGTAACTGCTTTAGAGCTTGATGGGACAAACTTTGGAGTTGGAAATAATGCAGACGGAACTGGCCCTGTAACTTTAAATACTTTTATTCCAACAGGTGCAGTACCCACACAGGTAATTATAAATTTTATTACTGATTTGCCTACCTCTATTGAAACTACAATGAGGGAAAATATTGAACTCTATCGAGATTTTGGGCTGGGTTACGATAATCTTACGCAGACATGGTATATTATTACATCAACAAACATCGATAGCAGTATTACTTTTAGTTTAGCATATGCTCAAGATACGTCAGGCACGGGTTTAGATAATAGCTGGCTTGTTGATTTTCAAACTGATGGTGTAACTTATACAGTAAGCTCTAGAAGCTTGGATCGTTTTTGGGCAAGTATCTTAGAAACACGCTTTTTCTATGATGGTACACAAAAAGTTTATGACCCCAAAACAGGCAAAGTTGTTAATGATTTTATCAATGTACTAAAAACAAACAACCTACCTGACTCAAGTTCAACACTTAATAGTGATGAGATACTGGACATAATCGGACAACCAGTTGAAGCAGATGGCTTTATTGATGACTTTAGAGTAAGAGTCAGCTATAGAGATTCAGACAATGATGGCATTCCAGATAATCCAGATTATTTTGAAACATTGGTTGCACCAGATACAAATCCTGTTACCAAAAGGGTATACCTTCAGCAAACAATTGATTTTGATAATCTTGAAAGATATACACCACTTGCAAGTGGTGTAGTCAACGGCACTTATGCAACAAAAGATGCAATTGAACTAGATAAAAGCGAATATGCTGATGGGCAGGTTTTTTATGCGTACACAGATGAAAAATTCTATAAACTTACTGTAGCCTATGACGGAGTTAGAACTATTAGTGAAGTTAGTGGTTATCAAACCTATGTTGGTAGACAAGATCTTTATTTTCAGTATCGACACAATGCTCCACTTAGTCGACGTATTGATCCAGGTACAACTAATATTATTGATATCTATCTTTTAACACAGGCATATTATAATGCGTATCAAAATTATCTTCGAGACACTACTGGTTCTGTTAAGGAACCAGCAAAACCGACTATCGACGAACTAACTACGTCCTATAATACACTTGATCAATATAAAATGATTTCAGATAATATTATCTTAAACAGTGTAACATTCAAACCATTGTTCGGAACCAAAGCTCCAGAAGAACTTAGAGCAACTATTAAGTGTGTGAAAAACGCTACAAGCACAGTGAGCATAAGTGAAATTAAAAGTCAGGTTGTAAATGCTATCAATCAATATTTTACAATTGAAAATTGGGACTTTGGCGATACCTTTTTCTTTTCAGAGCTAAGTTCATATTTACACGATCAACTTGGTTCAATAATAAGCACGGTTGTACTTGTTCCGACAAATCCTTTGAAATCTTTTGGAGATTTATACGAAATAAGATCTCAAGCAAATGAAATTTTTGTGAATGCCGCAACAGTGAATGACGTTGAAATTATTGATGCATTGACTAGCAGTCAACTTAGAACTGCACCAAATAGTGGAGTAGTTTAAAATATGGCTAAGCGTATTCGCTCAGAGGATTTCTTACCTGAAATCTTTCAAACACCAGCTAATAAGCAACTTCTAAGAAGTACTCTTGATCAGCTTACACAAAATCCTAAACTTAAACCAACAGAAGGTTACATAGGACGTAAAATTGGTCCAGGGGTAACTGCCAGTGACAACTATATTCTTGAACCATCTGCAACCAGAACAGATTATCAATTGGAACCAGGGGTAGTTCAACTTCAACCTGATACAAGCACAGTTGATAATGCAATTACCTATCCAGGTATAATTGATAGTTTGAAAATGCAAGGAGCAAATACAACAAGACACGATAGGTTATTCAATAGCGAGCATTATAGCTACGATCCAATGATTGATTATGACAAATTTGTGAACTTTGGACAGTATTATTGGATACCAGCAGGTCCAAATAGTGTTGATGTATTTGCAAATACTATTCCAACTGCAGACAACTTTGATGTAACCTACAGCGAAGTCGGGTACAAGTTTAGTGGTTATAGTGGCACACTGCCCACAATCACACTTGTAAGAGAAGGAAACTATACATTTGATGTAAACGCAAGTGGACGTAATTTTTGGATACAAAGTGTTCCTGGAACCAGTGGTGTATTACCACAACAAGCCAACCAAAGTTCTCGTGAAGTACTTGGAGTAACCAACAATGGTGATGATGTTGGAACAGTTTCTTTTAATGTTCCTGCAAAAACTGCACAGAATTTTTTCTTTAATCTTGCTGACATAGGTTCTACTGACTTGGTCGAAGATACACTTCAGTTTAATCAAATAAACAATCGATATGTTGATGTTTTCTTAGAAGAACATGGCGGTATTGATGGCATAACTGATTTACAAAACCGGACACTTATTTTCAATACAACCACAGACCAAGGTTGGGAAGATGAAGAACCATTTTCTAGTGAAGGGTTTGATACAACTGCATTTAGTGATTCAGGTGCAATTCCAACAGACGCCGATCGGTATGTCCAATGGCGTATAAATTACAACTACGACGATCCACTTCGTCCGTTTATGGAACTTACAAAAGTACAAAGCATTGCAAATCTAAGCAAAACAAAGATAGAATATGGCACAGAATACTCTGGTAGCACTATGTACAAAACTGCTGAAGGTGTATTTGCACGTCAGCCACTGATAACTGCTAATCTTGATATCTTGTACTATCAAGACGGTAGCGATGAACTAAATTTTGGTGTAATAAGAGTAGTAGACCAAATAAATTCCTCAGACTTAAACATAGAAGATATCCTCGGTGAACCTAATTATACATCACCAAATGGTGTGGTTTTCACCAATGGCTTGAAAGTCAAATTTATTGGAAATGTGGTTCCTGCAAGTTATGCAAACGTAGAATACTATGTAGAAGGTGTTGGTACTGCGATTGAATTTGTAAAAGTTACCGACTTAATAACCCCTGAAACCTATACAAAGTCAGAAACAGTGCCTTTTGATAGTACTAGTTTCGACGAAGGTGGATTCGATGCAACTGCTGACGCTCCTATTGTACAAGATTATCTCTTAATTAACAGAGCAAGCATTAATCTAAATGCTTGGAGTAGAGGTAATAGATGGTTTCATATTGATGTGCTTACTGCAACTGCAAACTACAATAATACAGTATTAACCTTAGATAATGATGCAAGAGCAAAACGACCAATTATTGAATTTGTTAAAAATCTAAAATTGTATAACTTTGGTACTCTTGCTACACAACCAGTTGATATTATTGATTTTGACGAAACTGATGCGTTTAGTAATATAAATGGAACCTCTGGATATTCAGTAGATGGATATAGCCTAATTGAAGGTTCAAGAATTATATTCAATGCAGACGTTGATCCCGAAGTTGTAAATAAAATTTATACAGTACAATTTATTAATCTTGGAGCAGGTGATATAATTGACTTACAACCTGCAAGTTTGACCGAACCTGACATTGCAACTAATATAACTGTTGTTGTAAGATCTGGAGTAACTGAACAAGGAAAATCCTACTGGTTTAATGGCATCACTTGGACAGAAGCTCAACAAAAAACAGATACAAACCAGGCACCATTATTTGATATCTACGATTCAAGTGGTTATAGTTTAAGCGATACTTTAGTTTACCCTTCTACTACTTTTGCAGGAACTAAAATTTTTAGCTATGCCGTTGGCACTGGAACTACAGATTCCATTATTGAACAACCTTTGAAATATTTAACCATCAATAATGTTGGTGACATTGTATTTGATAATAATTTTTATTCAGATACGTTTACTTACGGCTCATCTAATAATGGTACTACAGCAAACATTTCTCTTGGTACAGTAAGACAGTACAACACAATTGATACTTTTATAAAACTTCTTGGATGGCAAACAAGTTTTACAAATTATGTTCAACGACAAAGTTTTAGTTTTGAATTTGATGGGAACTCATTGATTCTTGATGTTGAAGTGTCAAATGATACAAGTATTGTACCAGTGAAAGTTTTTGTTGAAGGACAATTTATACTGTCTGATACCTATACCTATGCAACAAACAGTGCAGGGGTCACTGAAATTACATTCAATGCAAATGTGGTTGGACAACCAGCAACTGTTCCTCCAATAGGATCGGTAATAGAAGTGCAGGTCATAAGCAATAGTCCTAGTAGTGTTGCGTTCTATACTATTCCAGACAATCTAGAATCAAATGCTCTAAACGAAAATAGTTCTACTTTTACTCTAGGAACACTTAGGACACACTATGAAAGTATCTGTCAAAACCTTGAACACTTCTCAGGTAAGATACACGGAGCAAACAACATACGTGACCTTGGTAATATTATTCCATACGGTGATTTAATTCTACAACAAAGTGCACCATTAACACTTACAACTCCTTTTATAAATGAAAGAAGCACTGATTACTTTAGATCATTGGAATTTAATGCTTCTGAGTATAATAAAACCAAGAACAAAATACTTGATTATGTTGCAAACAACGATTGGGAAAACAAAACTGCGGCTGAGATTCTTGACCAAACTCTGCTTGCAATAAACGCTGGAAAAACTTCATCTTCATCATTTTACTGGACTGATGCGATTCCAACTGGAACAGTTTACGAACAAACAACATACACTGTGACTCCAATCACAACATATGTTTTTGATACACTCTACAATTATAACTTTACATCAGCAAACTATCAAGGTTTATTGGTTTATTATATTCCAGTTTCAACTGGAGTAGAGACACAACTAGTCGGCGACGGGCATGAATATACAGTTGCTACTGATGGTCCAAGAATTACAATTAATTCTTCTGATATTACACTTTCAATTGGCGATAAGATTATTATACGAGAATACAAAACAACATATGGAAGTTATGTGCCTGCAACTCCGAGCATGTTAGGCTTATACCAAGTATACATGCCAAGGGAGTTCCTTGACAATACCTATGTGGAACCAACAAATGTAATACAAGGACATGATGGCAGCATCACAGTATCATTTCCAGATGGTGATTACAGAAATAGTGTGCTATTAGAGTTTGAAAAAAGATGTTATAATAATATCAAACTTACAGCTGATGAAAAATACAATCCTATACTTCAAGCCGTTGATGTTATTCCAGGACAGTTTAGAACAACTGACTATACACTCACTGAGATAAACGATATTCTTAATGTAAGTTTTCTTGCTTGGGTTGGTGCACAAAGAGTTCCGTACAAAATTCAAACCTACGATGCTGATAACGGTTTTACTTGGAATTACAGTCAGAGTGCAAATAGACTAGATGGAAAACCTTTACTTGGCTTCTGGCGTGGTATATATTTTAATCTCTACGACACAGATAGTCCTGATACTCGTCCATGGGAAATGGTTGGTTTAAGTGAAAAACCAACCTGGTGGGAAACACGTTATGGTCCTGCTCCTTACACCAGTGGAAACACTGTACTATGGCAAGACATGGCAGATGGTAAAATTACCTATCCAACTGGTGATGTTATTAAACCAAGATTTGTTCGCCCAGAATTACTAGATTGTTTACCAACAGATTCACAGGGCAATCTAGTTGATCCAATGGTTTCGATTGTTGGAAGTTACGATATAAACAGTTTTAAAAAATCTTGGGTGGCTGGAGATTATGCTCCTACACAAACTGCTTGGAGAAGAAGTAGCTATTATCCGTTTGCTATTCAGAGATTGCTTGCTCTTACTATGCCTGCAAAGTATTTTGGTTTGTTTTCTGATGTAGACTTGTACAAATACAACACAGATTTCAATCAATACCTTTACAATGATAGATATCGTGTTGATGCTTCAACCGTTGAAGTTTATGGTAATGGAACTGCAAAACACAGTTTCATAAATTTTGTAGTTGATTACAATAGATTAACAGGAGTTGATAGTACCGCTTTAGTAAAAACAAAACTAGAAAATCTTGACGTACGTTTATGCTATCGAATGGCAGGTTTCAGTGATAAGAGCTATTTAAAAATATTTTCTGAAAAATCATCTCCGAACAGTCTAAATAGCAGTTTGTTGTTGCCCGACGAAAGCTATCAACTATTTTTATATAAAAATCCAAGTTTTTCTGAAGTCCAGTTTTCCAGTGTTATAGTTCAAAGAACAAACACAGGTTGGACAGTTGCTGGTTATTCTACTACTAAACCGTATTTCAATATTTTAAAGAGCACTGCCGCAGGAACATTCAGTACCTTCACTGTAAATGGCAACACTTTTAGAGTACCTCAAACATTTACGAATCAAGTGACACAAGTGCCTTACGGTTATGAATTTTCAAGCTCTAGTTCAGTAGTAGATTTTTTAGTGAGTTATGGTGAATTATTAAAGCAACAGGGCATGTCCTTTGACTCAACCGAGAATGAGGTTATTGTAAACTGGACACAAATGGCTCAAGAGTTTATCTACTGGGTTGGACAAAGTTGGACTGTAGGAAGTGTTATAAATTTAAATCCAGCGGCCAACATTCTAAAGCTAGAAAAAGACTTTAGTGTTGTTGAGAGCCTAGCAAGCGAAAATCTCAATGACGTAATATTGAATCAAAATTTTAGACCTTTGTTGTCAGACGACTATGCAGTAGAAAGATTAGACAACGAACTGAAACTTATAGGATTGAATAATAATACTTTTAGTTTTCTACAAGGAAGATTTACATCTTATGAACACATCATAGTCTTTGATAATATTAGTATTTTCAATGATCTGATCTATCAACCAGTAACTGGCGCAAGACAAAATCGATTATTAGTTAATGGGTATACAGTGTATGACTGGAATGGTACATTAGATGCACAAGGCTTTATACTCAACCAAGATAATATAAAATCATGGGAGCCGAATGTAGGCTACACCAAAGGGCAGATTGTAGAATATAAAAACTCTTATTGGAGTGCCACTACAATTTTATCACCAAGCCAAACTTTTGTTTTTGCAGACTGGATAAAAAGTGATTACGCTAGAATACAAACTGGTTTACTTCCTAACCTTGCAACTAAAGCAGATGAATTGCAAGATAATTATAACATTCACACTGCTAATCTTGAAAGCGATTCAACATTACTAGGACTAGGACTAATTGGATTTAGACCAAGACAGTACATGCAAAATCTTAACCTCGACGACATTTCACAGGCTGGTTTGTACTCACAGTTCTTGGGCACAAAAGGCACTATTCGTGCCGCTGAACAATTTAAAAGTGCAAACCTTGGCAAAGAAGAAGCAGAATACGAAATCAGAGAAAATTGGGCAATCCAAAGAGCTATATATGGAGCAAATGCTAACCGAAGTTATTTTGAATTACAACTAGAAGAAAGCAAACTGCTTAGTAACCCAAGCACAATAGCAGTAGTGGCGCCTGATACTATTTCAACTGCTGAACAAACAGTTTTAATTGATGATATTTACAAATCAAGTTATAAAATTAGCACCACTGATATTTTACCAACAATCAATGGTATTCCAGATAATGTTGGATTGCCAAGTGCTGGTTACGTAAATTATGATGATGTTGACATTAAAGTTTTTGATTTTGATGACCTAACAACTGTGATAAACAACCTTACTACTATTGTCGTTGGAACAAATATTTGGGTCGCAAAAGCAAACACTTTCGATTGGAATATTTACAGAGTTAATCTTGTAAATTCTACACTTTCAACAGTGATTGACAACCTAAACGGAACTTGCACATTCACTTTTACTAGTAACCATGGTTTAAGTGTTGGACAAAGATTAATTATAAAATTTTTCAATAGTGCAGTTGACGGTGCTTATATTATTCAAACTGTACCTGGACTAAAAACATTAACAGTAAATCTCAGTCTGCCAGATGACGTAACAACAATTACAAATGGAAATGGTAGAGCCTTTACACTAGAGAGTGTAAGAGTTGCTCAACCAAGTGATATTGCTGGACTTAGTTTTAGTACAAGTTTAGTTGCTACAAATCAAGTATGGGTCGATAATAACGGTAATGACAATTGGACAGTGTTACAAAAACAAAATCCATTCTCAACCACAGGCGAAATACAAGCCGAAACACCAGTTATAAATGATCTACTCGGAACCTCGTTGGCACAAGGATTAAACAATGACGGATTGATTATTGGAGCAACAGGATACGCAAGTGGCATTGGTGGTGTTTATGCGTATAACAAGTTAGAGGATGGTTCAACAATTAATGGTTCAACCTATGCTCAGCAAACAATTCTTTCTCCTGATGCATCACTCCTGTTCACAGGTTTTGGATTTAGCACTGATGTAGGTGACACTGAATGGGCTATAGTTGGTGCACCTGATTCAGATTCTAATAAAGGTTATGCAAGTGCCATTGTTAGAAATTCCTCAAACGCAACTTATAGTTTCTATCAGCACTTTAACACAGGAACAAATGACGCTGATAAATTTGGTTATAGCGTAGCCATTAGCGATGATGAACGCTGGATGTATATCAGTGCTCCAGCTGATAACAAAATTTATGCATATAACAAAGTAAATGTGCAAACACAGAGTTTAACATTCACTGGAGACGGAACAACATTAAGTTTTGTAATAGAACCAACAATTCAAGTTGATGCCAGTGACGGAACCGCTCAAACACAAATCAAAGTCACAAGAAATACACTTGAACAAACTGCTGGTGTTGATTATACAGTCCTTACCTCAAATGATATACAATCAGTGATTTTTACCACTGCACCAAATCTTGATGATGTAATTGTTATTAGTAGACGTGAGAGCCAAAGTTTTAATCCAACTGTGTTAACAACAAACTTTAGTTTTACAACTTTGTTTACGGCCAGTGACATTTATTCAATGACTGTTGTGCAGGACTCAGTTTTATTGCGTCCATTTTTTGACTACACAGTTGTTGGATCTGACATTGTATTGACTTCAGGAATAAGTTCGGGAACTTTAACAATAAATGCAAAAACGCATTGGGATTTTGTTAATAGTTTTACTGCAAGTGGTCTTGGAGCCAGCGATCAATTTGGTTACAGTGTATCAACAACCACAGATGGCAGACAAATTTTAATTGGCACTCCAGATGCAACCATTGAAACAAATACTTTTGCTGGTGAAAGTTATATTGTTGATAGAAGTGTAGAAAGATTTCAAGTTACCAATGCCGCTACAGTTTCTTATACAACCAGCATTGTTCCTACTGTTCCAGTTACAGTCAAACTTAACGGAACATTCTTAATTCCAACTGGAAATGCAAACAATGCACAATTTAGTGTTGCTGGAAGTGTAATAACTATCGGAACAACACTTAATCCAGTAACTCTTTCAGTTGGTGATATAATCGAAATTGAAACTAATAGTTTTACTACACTACAAAATTTTAACAGTGCCTTAAACGGTGAAAACTATTATTTTGGTAGAGCCGTTGACATGTGTTCAACTAATTGTAGTGCATATATCAGTATGCCACACGATAGTGCAGTGGCAGTTGAACAAGGTAGTGTAGAGCGTTGGATAAATCAAAGCCGACTTTTTGGAACTATTACCGGTACTGTGTCTAATCCTGTGCTTAGTGCCGCAGACAGTATCCGTATCAACAACTACTATGTAACACTCACAGGAACAACAGTTGAGAGTTTGGTTACTGATATTACAAATGCAAATATTCCAAATATAGTTGGTGCTACAGTAAATGGCGCATTACAAATTACATTGGTTGATATAGAAGCTGGAGAACAGTTTATCAAACTAGAAGTAGCACCGGGTACAGGAACTGCATTTAGTGATTTAGGATTGAAACCTTGGGTATATGCTCAAACAATTGTTCCACCTGTTGCACAAGCATATGGACATTTTGGCACAAGTATTAACATTAGTGATGATGCACTTACATTAAGTGTTGGAGCTCCAGATGCAACTGCATTCTTATCTACTACTTTTGATAATTCAACAACAGATTTTGATTCTGGATCAACAAACGTGGTAGATCCAATGCCTGAATCAGGCGTTGCATATACATACGATTTTTTAAATTCTGCATCTCCAAGTGCAACAAACTCTGGCAAGTTTGTATACGGACAACAAATTTACGATATGAGTATTACCAGCCTTGACAAATTTGGAAGTAGTGTAAGTTATGTAGACGGAATCTTACTTGTTGGTGCACCAAATGATGATCTTGGCGATAGCTCTGGTAACTTTGGTCGTGTAACACAGTTCACAAATGCTGATAATGAACCAAGTTGGAAAGCAAGATATACGGAAGCCCCAGTTGTAGATTCAGCATTGTTAAATAGTGTGTTTATATACAATAAAGTTTCTAATAGTATTACAAGATACTTAGATTTCATAGATCCACTGCAAGGTAGAATACTAGGAGCCGCAAACGCCAACATTGACTACACAGGCGGAATTGACCCTGCGTTGTATAACACAGGTACAGTGAACAACTTTGGAAGCATGTGGAGAGAAGAACACCTTGGAGAAATCTGGTGGGACTTATCAACGGTTAGATTTATAGATTATAATCAAGATGACATACAGTTTAGAGCAAGACGGTGGGGTCAGTTATTTGATGGTTCTAGTGTAGATATCTATCAATGGACTGAGAACAGAGTACCGCCTGCAAATTATAGTGGACCTGGAACAGTGTATACAACTGATAGTTATACAACTATAACGTATCTTGACAGTGCTGGCACCTTTGTAACAAAGTATTTTTATTGGATCAAAGGATTGACTGCTATCAGCCCAAACAAAACACTAAGTTCGAGCGGTATAGAACAGTACATTTCCAATCCACGTGCCAGTGGTATTAGTTATGCAGCCGCAATTGCAAAAAATGAAATTACACTTTTTAACTCAAGAAACCTTATAAGTGCTGATGACTCAATATTGCATGTTGAATTTGATAAAATTGCCAATGATGACAATGTTCATAGTGAATATGATATCATAACCGACGCAGATAAGAACAGTTTCTTAGGAACACAATTGTATAGAAAATATCTTGACAGTTTTTGCGGAGCTGATACATCAGGAAATGCAGTTCCAGATACAACACTTAGTCTTGCGAATAGATATGGTGTTAGTTTTCGACCAAGACAAAGTATGTTTGTTGATAGATTTCTTGCACTTAAGAACTACATGACCAGAGCAAATGCTATTATGAAGTTGTATACTATTTCAGAAAGCAAGAGTTTTACATTATTAAACAGCGAAGAACCTGAACCAACTCTAGCAAGTGGATTATGGAACAAGCGAGTTTTAACCTATGCTGAGCTTACCTATCAAGACTTAGCACAGGTAGCAATTGGATATCAATATCTAGTGGCAAGCGATGTTAACAACGAAGGGCTATGGTCAATCTATACTGTACAATCAGATCAAACACTTTTATTAACTCGTGTACAAAGCTATAAAACAAATCTTTATTGGAGTTATGTTGATTGGTTTGGAATTAATGCTGATGGGTCGTTTTACAATAGTGATAATACTTCTTCTTATGAGGTTGCAGTTTACAGTAATCTTTTAGCTCTCAACAATGTACAAAACGGCGAATGGGCAACTGTTACTGCAAACAGTAATGGAAAAACAGAAGTTTACCAATATAGCACAACATCAGGTGAATGGACAAGAGTTTATTTAGAAGATGGTACAATTGAAATAGACGCAACTATCTGGGATTATACGATTGAAAATCCCATAGCTGGCGAAGAACCAATTACAGAAACAAGACAAATATTACAAGCTCTAAACACTGAAATATTTGTAGGAGATTTATTAGTAAGACGTAATGAATTATTAATATTGATGTTTGAATTTATAATGAGTACATTGGCCGCGCCAAACTGGTTGTTTAAAACTAGTTTAATTGATATAAATCATAAAATACGTGACTTAATTGAATATCCAATATTCAGAAGAGATAATCAAGACTTTGTTGAGGATTATATCAAAGAAGTTAAACCATATCATGTTCAAATTAGAGAATTCAATTTAAGATACGAAGGTGAAGATACTTACAACGGAAGTGTAACTGATTTTGATTTACCAGCATATTACGATAATACTTTACAACAGTTTGTATCGCCAATATTAGATGATAGTACAAATCCAGAATCAAAAAGTGCCGTGCCAAGTACATCATCATTATGGACGACGTTTCCATGGAGTCAATGGTATCAAAACTATCTATTGGTGGTTTCAACTGCTACAGTAGTTAATGGTGGGTCTGGGTATACAGTGGCACCACAAGTTATTGTTACAGGTGATGCTACAACACAGGCAACTATGACAGCAACTGTAAACACCGCTGGAGTAGTAACTGCTATCAATGTTATTACTCCTGGTAGTGGATATACCACCACACCGATTATTACTATTTCAGGTGGTAACGGTAGTGGAGCAACTGCAATAGCAGTGCTAGGCACACAACAAGTACGTGATTTTACAACTACTATTGCTTATAACAGAATTACATACTCAAGCACAGTAATAGATTGGACTGCAAATACTGCATACACTGCTGGACAATTAGTGCGTTATCCAGTGCCAATTGTAGGTGTAGTTAATGTTGCTGAACCTAAAATTTACAATGTAACTTCGAATTTTACGTCGACTTCTGAGTTTAATCCAGATAATTATACTGTTGTTGATCCTGACACACTAGATGCCGCTGACAGAACCATTGGATTGTATAATCCAGGTCCAAACGAACCTGGACGCGAGTTAGCACAGGTAATGACTGGTATTGACTATCCTGGTGTGCAGGTCGATGCTCCGGACTTTAATCAAAATACTGGTTTTGATATTGGAAATTATGATATAAATCCATTTGATAATATCAGTTTTGGCCCAGAAGGGTTACCCACATACGACGATTCTATACTAGATGTGATATATGAAAGCAGTTTTACTGATACCTATTTAGGAACAAGAGCAACAGATATTAACGTAGAGGGCGGCGGATTTATCGACACATATAGTTCACATGCTCCTGAAGAACTTGTGCCTGGAAGCGAATTTGACACACTAGATATAAAAGTTTTTACTAGACCCGGCAGTGACTGGAGTAATAATGGACACGGGTTTGAAATTAAAAGCACTAATAGTTTCTTTGAAGCAACTGGAGTAACAATTAGTTTTCTAAACCTTGTTCAACATCCTGTTAATGTAAATGTTATAAACATATCAACTGGGCAGGTTCTACCACCATCTGTAATTGCAATCAATTGGGTAACAAAAACTGTGGTTGTGAGTGCTAGTGCAAATGCAAGTGTTGATGATGTGATTAGAGTTGAAGTATATGGAGTAGGTGGAGGTTCGCAACTTTATAAAGAAAGTTTTGTTGGAAGTTCTATAACAAACCGTACACAAATAATACCTGTGGCATTTTCAGAAATCAATGAAATGCTTATTTTCTTAGATGGCAGTGAAACAACTGATTATACTTTTGCAGCCAGCGGTAGTTTTGCGACAGAAATCACTTTTGGCAGTCAGCCTACCAGCACACAATGGCTTACAATTATTGCTCTTGGAGAAACTACACCAATACAATATAGTTGGAGCACAGAGGTAAAAGATTACTTTAACTATGATGGATCTAGCACACAATATCCATTAAGTGCAAGTCTACAAGGAACAAACGTTGCAAACATGATTGTTGATAAAGATGGTTTAAGATTGCGTCCACCAGAAGGAATAGAATATACTGGTGATGGATCAAGTCTTGGGCCTTATTATCTAAGTACCACTGCAAAAACAAACCAAGCATTAATTAGTTCTGCTGATTTACTGGTGTATGTCGATAATGTGAGACAGAATGTTTCTGTAAACTGGACTCTAAGTCCATGGGATGGCAGTAGTGATAGATATATTGAATTTAATACGCAGTCTTTGCCAGCAGCTGGATCAAGAATAGAAATTTATACTACCACTGAAGCTGACTATACAATTGTTAATACCAGTGATATCAATCTAAGAGTCAGTGCTGCTTTTGATACACTATTTGATGTTACTACATATAACGATACATCTCAACAAAAAATCTTAACCAAGGTGTTTGTTGGACCTACAACCGAAGGTGCAATTGAAACAAACAACTTTGCACTAGGAAGACTGGTAACAGATACACAAAGAGTTATTGTTACTTTAAATGGACAATATTTACAACCAACCGTCGATTTTACAATATCAACAGATGGTACCCAACTTAGTACCTTGGTACTAGATCTAAGTCTTCTGAATGCTTCAGACGTTTTAGCAGTAACAATTTTTACGAATAGTGTTGTACCAAACAGTCTTAACTTCCGTATCTTCCAAGACATGATTGGTAATCAAAAACTGCTTAGATTTAATAAAACAAACACTACTGAACTAGCACAGACAGTGGCAATCTCAGATGATACTATTTTTGTTAATGATGTTAGCAAGCTAGGTGAACCTAATCTTACACAAGGTATTTTTGGACAACTGATTGTAGGTGGCGAAAGAATTACTTATAGATCAAGAAATACAGGAAACAATAGTGTTAGTGGCTTGAGAAGGGGAACTGCTGGTACTGGAATATATCAACATGAAGTTGGTGAAACTGTTAGTGATGTTGGTGCAGGACAACAACTGCCTGCCCGTTATCAAGAAAAAACCACCACTGACAAAACAAATGTAGGTGACGGATCAACTAGAGTTTTTGAAACATCTATTGTGATTCCAACACTTATCGACAGTACAGAAATCACAGATGCAATTAGCGTAATAGTTGGAGGAACAGTATTGGTACCTGAAACAGATTATTCTGTTACTGAAGTAAATGTAACAACAACTGAAGTAACATTGGTAACTGCACCAGCTGATGGAGTGGAAGTGTACTTTAGCCAAGTTACTGCAAATGTAATGTATGCTCAGGGTGCAAGTACTGCAAGTAACGGAGTTGCACTACAAGATCAAACCACACCAGCTGCTCTGTTTTTGAAAGACTAGGTAATTTATTAAGGTAAATACAGCATGGAACAAGAAAATGCAAATGAGGAATCAGTGACAGAATCAGTTGACGAAGTTCGTCCAAATGAAAATGGTCAAATTGCTATTAGTGGACACATAAAAATATTTGATCCTAATAGCGGTGAAGTCATTGTTGATAAACGCAATGCCATACATTATGAAAATATTAGTGAAGCATTAGCAAATAGTCTTGCAAATAAAGCAGTTGGACAAATTTACAGTATGGCATTTGGAAATGGAGGTAGTAGTGTTGATACCACTGGTGTTATCACATATTTGCCACCAAATACAACTGGACAAAATGCCAACCTCTACAACCCAACATATTCAAAAGTTGTAGATGATAATAGTGCAAGTAATACTGATACTACAAGAAATAAACTAACAGTTACACATACAACTGGAAAAGTATACACAGATATACTAGTAAGTTGTTTATTAGATTATGGCGAGCCTTCAGGTCAACAGGCTTTTGATAATTCAACAGATTTCAATGGTGATTATGTTTTTGATGAGTTAGGTTTAAAAACTTGGAATGGCAGTGCAACCGACTTAAGATTAATAACACATGTGATTTTTCATCCAGTGCAAAAAAGTTTAAACAGACAGATACAGATTGATTATACTGTGCGTATACAGACATTAACCAATCTTAGTTCAACATAAATACAGGTATATTATAAAAATAATAAGTACACTTGTAGTAAACGGAGTAAAACAAAATGGCATATACCATTAACCTGACAGATGGTACAATATTTGCAGTAGTTGCAGATGGTACTATCAATACAGATTCAAGCCAAACACTAGTTGGAAAAAACTATGCTGGATATGGAGAGTTCTTAGATGAGAACTTTATTAAACTACTTGAAAATGCAGCCAACACTAGTGCACCAGGAGCACCATTAACAGGTCAGCTTTGGTATGATAAAACTAACAACATAATAAAAGTTTACAATGGTACAATATTTAAGTCATTATCAGGTGCCATAGCATCTACAAGTCAGCCAAGTTCAAATGTAGAAGGTGACTTGTGGTTTGATTCAACAAACGACCAGTTAAAAGTTTATAATGGATCAAGTTTTATCACTATTGGTCCTGCAAGCACAAGTGGACAAGGAACATCAGGTGCAATAGTAGCAACAATTACCGACAATCTTGCAGCAGATCATGTAATTGTACAAATGTATGTAAACAATGTTATCGTTTCAATATTCTCAAAAGACGCTACTTTTACTCCAGCAGTGGCTATTTCAGGATTTGCAACTATAGGCCCAGGTCTAAACATGAGTACCACAGTATCTAACGCAGTGTTCAACGGAACCGCAACAAACGCTGATACACTTGATACATTAAACTCAACTTCGTTTATGAGATCAGATGCTGCCACGAGCAACGACACAAGCATAAGTGTTCTGTCAGATACTGGTTTGTACATTGGTGCAGACAGTGACGGTCATATAAGTGTAAGCGGAACAGATGTAAGATTTGACAACGACACACAAGACGGTGATTTAATTTTCCGTGTCAATGATGGTGGTGTGGTAACCACTGCAATGACCATTGATGGTGCAACATCAGTTGTAAACATTAACACAAGTGCAGTAGCAACTGGGAATATCACTGCCAATAATTTTGACACTGTTGGCCTTGTATCAGCTGGTAATATAACCGCAACAGGAGACGTGTTTGGAGCCACAGTGACCGCGAGTGGTAATGTAACTGGTGGCGCCTTAACTACAACTGGAAATGTAACTGCGTCGAATATGACAGTGGCTACTGGTGATGTAGCAGTTGGTAGTATTACAAACAACAATGCATCAGGAGTCGGAAACATTGGAAGTGCAAGTGTTGCATTTAACACAGTCCATGCTCTTGCAACATCAGCACAATATGCTGATATGGCAGAACGTTTCCATGCAGACGCAGAGTATTCACCAGGCACAGTGGTTGAAATAGGTGGGGTAAATGAAGTTACAATATGTGACACAGAATTAAGCGATAAAGTATTTGGAGTAGTATCTGAACAACCAGCATATTTAATGAATGGTGGTGCAGGAACAAATGCTACACATCCACCAATTGCAATGAGTGGACGAGTACCAGTCAATGTTATAGGTTTTGTCACAAAAGGTGACAGATTAGTCAGTGCAGGTAACGGATTAGCCAGAGCTGGAAACTTGGACGAGCTTTCAAGTTTCAATGTAATTGGACGTGCATTAGAGAACAAAACAAAAGGAGAAATTGGCACTGTAGAGGCTATTGTAAAGATAGTGTAAAAATAATAAATATATTGATATCCAGCTATAGCAAAAAAAAATTTATGACGTGGATGAAAATCTAAACTAATAAAACTGCAAAGATATATAACGCAGGACGCCATAAGCAATAGCGTATAATAAAATACTAATACAAAGGAAAAAACAAAATGACATATAGCTCAGGAAATACCATCTTAGATGATGACTATAATGGATTCAAAGATGATATAAACACAATCTGGAGCACCGGATCAGGCGATTCTGGATATGGTCAAAGTGCAGTATCAGCAGTAAGTGCAGGATCAACTATAACTGCAACACAATGGGGCAGTTTGTTAACACCAATGACAAGTGCTGGTGCACATCAAAACACAAGTTTATCACCCATAGGAAATCCAAGTGCGGGAGATACAATACAGGCTTACACAACACTAGCAAGTAATATTACGGCTATTACAAATGGTCGTTTGGATGCCAACGCTAGTGGCACAGACGCCAGTGCAACTACTACAACAACCAGTGCATGGAGTGCTTCTGCAACTACATCAAAAACCATAACATTTGCCAGTGCAAACCAACTGCGTTATTTTTTCAACGCTGGTGGTATGATAAGAATGAGTTTTTCACGCTCAGGTGGTTCTAGTAACACACAAAACACCAGTTGGACAAACCTACTTACTGCAACAGGTACTATTGTTGCAACAGGATCAGCTGCTAGTAGAAATGTTGCTGGAGTAATCTACACAGGCACTACAAAAATTGGCGGATCAGGCACAGAGGACACTCTAAATACTGCTTACGGTGCAGTAACAAACTATACCGGAACAGCAACAACAATTTTGAAAAAATTTACAACTACCTATCTATACACCAGTAACTTTATTGAAATAAAGGCAAGTGTATCAGGATCTGTCATCACATTTGCAGTTACCTTAGATGATAACGATAGCACAATTGGAACTGATCAGGTAGACGGTACACTAACAATGACAACAGTTGTACGTCCACCATCAACAGCCAATCTAAGTGACAGTTGGGGAACAGTAAGTCAGAACAGTGCAACGTGGTCATTAACATAAAATTTAAAAATTAAACCATACAATAGTTTGCATACTAATTAACAGTATGCAAACAGATCAACTTTCCCAAAATATTAAAACAAGATTTAACCATCAACAAGCAAGGACTATTTTGCGTGAAACCTATCAGGCCAAGATGGTTTTTGCACACAATGGCGGCATGTGGCGTGCATCACCTGAACTGATTGTGTTGTGCAATTCGTGCGAAGGCACTGTTGTGCTAGAAGACATATACAATACTCCAGTTAGTGTCGATAGCAATGAATTATGTGACTTAGCAAAACAACGCTGGCAAGAACAAATGAATGCTTGGCAAGCAGAATACAAAGAAATCTCAAAAAATCGATGACAGTTGGTGCTTTGATTTTTGCTTTTGATAGCGAGATATCTTACACTAGATTGGCAATGGAATGTGCAAGTCGTGTAATCAAATATCTTGATATTCCTGTCACGCTTGTAACGGACAAACACATTGACACAGACGTGTTTGAAAAACAAATCATTGTTGACAGAGGTGCTGATACCAATCGTCGATTTTTTGTTGATAGACAATCATCTACAACTTGGTATAATTTTGGAAGATATCGTGCTTTAGAATTGTCGCCATACACCAGAACACTGCTCATTGACAGTGACTATATGATCAACAATGATGCACTGCTACCATTTTTTACAAGCTCACAACCTTTTTTGTGTCATAGATCAGTACAGAGTATACATCATGCTAAATCAAGAATAGAAAAGTTTGGTACCAAAAACACAAACATGTGGTGGGCCACTGTGGTTATATTTGAAAAAAGCAATAGTTTCACAGAAGATGTGTTTACAGTTTGGAAAATGGTCCAAGAAAATTATAAACACTATGCTGAACTTTTTGGTTTTAGTACAAAACAGTTTAGAAATGACTATGCACTAAGCATTGCTCTTTTATTGTGCAACGGAAATCTACATCCAACACAGTGTGAAATTCCGTGGCCTTTGTTAAATGTTGATACTGATGTAAAAGTAAGTTATATGGACAACACCTGGTGGATCGAGTACCAAGAAAAAAATAACAATAAAAAAATATGTGTGAAAAACAATGATTTACACGTGATGTGTAAAACTTATCTAGAAGAATTATATGCAATACCAAGCTGAAAAAGGATACATGATAGTTGCTGGTCTCGACGAGCAAGTAGACTATTTGACATGTGCTATCACTCTGGCACGAAGTATAAAATACTGGCACAAAGATGCAAAGGTATGTTTACTTACAGATGTTGAAAACTATCAAAACAGTGTATTTGACTATGTGGTAAATTTTCCTTATGGAAATACTGGCGGCTGGACCACAGATTGGCAAGTGTTTGATGCAAGCCCTTTCCATGAAACTGTCAAACTAGAGGCAGATATGCTGGTAAGTGGTCCAATTGATCACTGGTGGACACTGTTCAGGAACAAACCTGTCTGGATTTCCTCAGGCTGCAGAGACTTTCATGGTCAAACTGCAAAAAATCGACACTATCGCAAAATCTTTGATCAGAATAACCTTCCAGATGTTTATAATGCCATAACATATTGGAGAGTGAGCAGAGAAGCACAAAACTTTTTTTATCAGACAAGGCAAATCTTTGAACAATGGGATTCAGTAAAAACTATGATACAGGGTGCTCAAGACGAAATAGCCAGCACAGATCTAGTTTATGCTTTGGGTGCAGATGAATTTGTTACACCTGGTGTAGGTCCGCAGATTGTTCATATGAAGTCGCACATAATTGGAACCAGTGCAGAAGATTGGAGTAAAGAACTAGTTTGGGAAGTGATTGATGGAGTGTTACGTATCAACGGACATAATCAAACTGGAATCGTACACTATAATCAAAAACACCTAGCCAAAAATTTTGGAGACTATTATGGATGAAGATGTATTTGCAATTTTTAATCGTTTGATAGCCGATATAGAAAAAAATAAGGTTGACTATGAGTACAGATTATACTATAATAAAGAAACATGTGAGCCTCTTTTTTATACCATGGATGATAAATCTCAAGGTGATTATATTGTAGTCTCGAAAGAACAATATACCGAAGGACGTTATGATGTCAGGATACGTAACGGCATTATTGAAAAATTAGTGGATGCCGAAGTTTGGACCAAACTTGTACCAAGCAATGAAGGAACAACTACTAGAGCAGACAACGTGATGATTATAGATCAAAATGGTTCATTTAAATGGAAAATTAAAAGCTACTATCAATAATTAAGGTGCAGGGGAAAAGTAAAAACAATGAACAAAACTGTTGACGTGGCTGATATAGATTGTGTATATTTAAGCTACGATGAACCCAAGAAAGAAGAATTTTGGGTAAAAATCCGCAACATAGTGCCATGGGCAAAACGTGTTGATGGAGTAAAAGGTTCAGACGCCGCACACAAAGCTGCCGCTGAAGCCAGTGATACAGAACGTTTTATATTGATTGATGGTGACAATCTACCTGAAGAAAATTTTTTCAACGAAACCTTAGAATACAAAACTGAACAATATGAACATGCCGTATATAGATGGCGTGCCCGTAACGATATCAATGGATTGATGTACGGCAATGGTGGTATAAGCTCGTGGACAAAAACATTTGTACGTAACATGCGTACACACGAAGCCTCAGAAGGTGCAGATGACACTGACGTTGAGTTTTGCTTTGATGATCTATATTGGCCAATGTACAACTGTTACTCAACTACATACCCCGGAGAAAGTGCAAAGCATGCTTTTCGTGCGGGCTTTAGAGAAGGCGTAAAAATGTGCCTTGATAGAGGTACAAAGCCTAGTGCAAGTGAATTCAAAGAACGTGTACACAACAGGAACTTGGACCATTTAACCATCTGGCACAATGTAGGCGCAGATACTGAACATGGATTGTGGGCAATTGCAGGATCAAGGTTAGGCACATGGAAAACCATGCTCAGTGATTGGGATTACAAACAGGTGCAAGACTTTGCTTTACTTGAAGATATGTGGAATGATGTTAAACATATACCTCCTGGAGAACTTGTTACTATAAAGGCAGAAGATCTAGCAAGACAATTAGCACTTCCTATGAACATATATACTCCGATACAAAGTAAGTTTTTTAAACACCATTATAGAAGTAATTGGCACAACAAAACAATTATGACTCGCGAAATAGACATAATTAAACAACAAGAGGGTTGGTAAATGCTAGAAGCAGTTAAATTAAATTATGATATAGACATATTCACACGTGCAGATTATCAAGTACATAGTGGTAGCTGTATTAGTCATCAGGTACATGAATTGAAAGATATACACGAAAAATTTGGAGGCTTTCCAGATAGTTATGATATGGGTAATACTCTTATTAGACAACTATGGTGGACTAGAGAACAAGTAGACTTTGAAGAAATAGGAAAGCAATTGGGAATAGAGGTTGTAACGATAAGCAGTATTTTACAACCCCCAGGCAACATTATACCAGTACACCGAGATACATTCTTTCAAATTAAAAAAGCACATCCTGATGATACTAGATTAAAAATAAGAGCAAATATATACTTGCAAGACTGGTCCATTGGTGAGTTTCTGCAATACGAAAAAGATAACGAATGGCATAATTCAACACATTGGAAAGCAGGCGAAGGTTGGATTTGGGATAGCGACCATTTACATCTAAGTGCTAATGCCGGAATGAGAGACAAATATACACTACAGGTAAGCGGTTTTTATATCAGATGAATATTATTGTAAAAAGCAGTAATAACCATATCTGGAATCTTAATGAAATATATTCTAATATTGATACTGCTATGCTTCATAATCAAGATATTACTCTCGACTTAAACTACGAAGGTCCTGATATTTCGAATACTGAGCTCGAAAATTATATTATGCACTGTGCAAATTTACACAATTATAATCCATCAAGGATATCGGTACAAACTTCAAATCAAGTACAGAAACATGACGTTTTTAAAATTGATATACACTCGCCAATTTATATAAAAGAAATTGCAAAAGAATACGAACACACTTATGACAAAGATATTATTAAACATTTTGGTATGTTTATAGGAAGAAGTAATGCACCAAGACTTGACTTAGCAAGTTACTTATATTATGCTGGATTTCGTGATCAAAGTTATCTTACATACCATTATAATGTGCAAAGCCAATATCATAGAGAAAATATAGGTATTGAAGAATTGTTAATTGACTTTAACCACACAGATTTAGATATTCCGGCACTTTTTTTAAACAAATGTCCAATTGCAAGTGCTATAGTTGAGCCACAAACAAACATAGATTTATGTCATTGTCAACAGTTATTACAAAACGATAATAAAAATTTCTTACAAAATTATCATAACTTTTTTGTTGAAATTGTTTGCGAAACCTGTTATACTGGTAATACGTTTTTCCCAACAGAAAAAACTTGGCGACCAATATTACTTAAAACTCCTTTTATTATACAAGGACCACAATGGTACTTGCACAGATTAAAAGATATGGGTTTTAAAACATTCAGTGATTGGTGGGACGAAGGTTACAGCGAAGATCCTGCTTCTTGGCAACCTACAGAAATTAAAAAAGTTATAAGTTCTATTAGTGAACTAGGGATTACTAACTTACAAGAAATGTATAGAGAAATGCAGCCAGTACTTGAACATAATAAAAAAAGGTTTTTAGAACTTACGAGCAACGATTTTGACATATTTAAAAATGACAAATATCAAACAAAATAAAGGTGATGGTGTTGATGAGAACTTCAAAAGTGATTTCTTATCAGATGCAGAACGTGCTGAACAAAAGTTAAATACTGTATCACCAAGTTTTTGTTTAGCTAAATGGAAGCAACTTAGTTTGCATTTAACAACTGGTATGAATAATAGTTGTTATCATCCTCCATTGCATAGGGCAGATGCAAACGCAATCAGAGACAATCCTAGTGCATTGCATAACACAGAACACAAAAAACAACAACGTAAATTGATGTTGGAAGGTACGCGACCCACTGAGTGTAGTTACTGCTGGGCTATGGAAGACAATGGTAAACTCAGTGACAGACACTATCGTTCAGGTGAGCCTTGGGCAATTAAAGACTTTGAAACTATAAAAAATTCTTCATGGGATCAAGATATTACTCCTAGTTATGTTGAAGTAGATTTTAATAGTGCATGTAATCTCAGTTGCAGTTATTGTTCTCCCCAGTATAGTTCAACATGGATGAAAGAAACACAACGTGAAGGTGCATGGCCAACATCAACACCACACAATGATCCTAGTCACTTTGTAGGAGAACGCAGGCCCATACCTGCAAGAGAACACAATCCATATGTAGAAGCATTTTGGGAGTGGTGGCCTACACTTTATCCAGAACTTGAACATTTTAGAATGACCGGTGGCGAACCAATGATGGATAAAAACACATATCGTGTTTTTGATTACGTGCTACAAAATCCTTCGCAAAAGTTACATTTAAGTACAACTTCAAATTTCAGTGTAGAAGAAAAACTTTGGCAACGTTACAAAGCATATGTCACTATGCTTTGCGAAAGTCCAGGTACAGTTGAACATTTTATGCAATATGTGAGTCTGGACGGTATGTTTAAGCCAGCAGAATACATGCGTCATGGTTTAGATTTTAATTTGCTCTGGGATCGAGTAAATCAATTTTTGAACGACATACCAGAACGCAGTAGTATCACTTTTATAATTACTATGAATAATCTTAGTGTAACCACACTGAAGAATCTGTTTGCTGGTATACTTGGACTTAGGCAAATATACAGTAACACCTATCAACGTGTATGGTTTGATACACCTGTACTACGTACACCTACCTGGCAGAGTTTGCAGTTATTGCCAGAAAGTTATGTATATGAACTTGAGCTTTGCAAGACGTGGATGAATGATCAATTAGAAAAACCTGAAACACGTTTTAAAGGATTTAAAGATTACGAAGTTAACAGGCTAGACAGAGACATTGCTTGGATGCGTAACGGACAACATCTCGATCCTGTCTATATTAACAAAAACAAAGCAGACTTCTACAGGTTTTTTAACGAACACGATAGACGTAGAGGCACAGACTTTTTAAAAACTTTTCCTGAAATGTCATCTTGGTGGGAAGAGTGCAAATATTTGGCTAGTAAACAATAAGCGATAACTACATTTATGAAAGTTATAGTTACAGGATCCGGTGGTTTCTTAGGAAGCCACACAGTAAAATATTTCCGCAATAAAGGTCACGAAGTCACTGCATTTACACAAGATGTACGTCGTAACCTGCCTTACGAAAACTTTGATTGTTTGTGTCATTTTGCTGCCTATGTTGGTGGACGTAAAGGTATTGATAATAATAAATGGCTTATTACTGAAAATATAGAAATTGATAGAATTACATTTAGATGGGCTGAAGAATGGTGTAAGAAAATAATCTATCCTAGCAGTTGTGCGGCCTATCCTCTGCACCTACAAGAAATGCCTGACACACCGATGCAAGAAGAACAGTTTGGAAGTAGTAAAACTTTTGACATATACGGGCTTGCTAAAGTTGTTGCAGAAAGTATGCTTAAAACATTACACATTCCTGTACACGTCATGCGACCTTTTAGCATATACGGCCCTGGACAAGACTTGGATTATCCGATACCTGCAATAATACAAAGAGCAAAGAAAGGTGAGTGTAGTGTGTGGGGAAGTGGTACACAAACAAGAGACTGGGTTTACATAGATGATGCACTGAAAATATTTGAATACCTACTACACAAACAAGAATCTACTACAGTAAATATTGCAACAGGCAAAGCAATAACATTCAAAGAAATAGCAGAAACAGTATATAAGTTAATGCATGGTGTAAAAATTCCTGTGAAGACACAAACAGACCAACCCGAAGGTGCTGGACATAGGGTTGGTAGCACTGAGCGTATGAGCAGTCTTGGGCTGAGATGTGATATACCAATTGAATACGGAATTAGAAAGATGATCGAATGGTCACAAGAATAGGCACACACTTTCCTTTAGATTGGGCTTATGGAAAAGATGAATTATATATCTTTGATAAAACGCACAGTCAAATTGATAAAAAGTTTCCAAATCAGCGTAACTTGTTAATTAATACCACATGGTTTGGCAGTCAATTTGGTGATAATAACGACTGCTGGACAGAAGCGATGAATTTAGAAGGTAAATTTACTAATCTATTTTTATTATGTATTATTGATCCAATATATCTTTTTGAAGAAGATCTAGAAAAAATAATAAACAAGTACAATATTAAAAACATATATCGAATCGGAATGTTCGAAGGTGAAGCAATGGAATGGAACTTTCATGCACTTATTGCCAACGACCGCATGCCTGAATATAAGGAAGAAGAGGTATTAATGCAAAGTGCAGACTTTGCGTATATGCTATATCAAAGAAAACCAAGACTGCATCGAGTTGAAATTACCAATATTTTAAGAGAACAACCGCATCTGTTAGAACGTGGTATTGTTACATTAGGTGGAGTAGCAAAAGATGGAACAGATTGGCACCAAGGTCTTGAAGTTATTCCAATGACAATAGATGATCTACCGTCGGCATACAAGCAGACAGACGGAGATGATGACGATCATGCTGGAGTTCCAAATGATCTTGTAACAATTGGACGCCTTGATTTGTGGCAAAACCATTTTTTAAATGTGGTAAGCGAAACAGAATTTGACGAATGGAAACCTGTGTTTATGACAGAAAAAATTTGGAAGCCAATGATAGGACTACGTCCGTTTCATGTGCATGGTAATCCAAGATCTTATCAATGGTTAAGAGACAGAGGATTTCGAACATTTAATCATTATTGGAAACATTTGCCGGTTGAGACAATTACAGAAGAATACGGTCAACATAATGCACTAATGGATGTAATAAATTATCTAGTGGATATGCCAAGATTAGAAATAGAACAAATGTACCTTGACATGTTACCAGATTTGCGTTATAATAAAGCTCGCCTTAAAGAATTTAGTAAAGAACAAAAATATAAAATGGAGAACTTGTTTGCCTAAGCAACCAAACGAGACTGATCTAGCATATAAAGAACGTGTACTTAATCCACTTAGTGATAGCATGTGTGGAGCCAAATGGTATAATGCAACTATATGGTTAGGCTCAGGCATGACAACTAGTTGCCATCATCCACTTCCACATCATGTAAGTGTAGAGAATGTTATTGCTAATCCTAAGGCACTACACAACACGCCACATAAAAAACATGAGCGTTTGCAGATGCAATATGGCGAGCGTCCAAAGGGTTGCGAGTATTGTTGGAAAGTAGAAGACATAGGCAGAGACAACATCAGTGATAGGGTTTACAAGAGTGTAATCTACGATGATGAAGCACTCAAACATGCCCATGAAACCGACCACAATGAGGACATAGACTTAAAAACACTAGAAATAGCATTTGATCGTACTTGTAACCTAGCATGCAGTTATTGTAATCCTGCTTTTAGCACCACATGGGTAAAAGATATAAAGAAGAACGGTGCATATCAAGGCCTCGTAAGCGATGGCCGCAATCATTTTACACATCCACATGATAGCTCGCAGTTGTATAGGTTCAACGAAACTAATCCTTACATCGAAGCGTTCTTTAAATGGTGGGAATCAGATCTGCACAGAACTTTACAAGAATTACGCATAACAGGTGGAGAACCAATGATGAGCGGACACCTGTGGAAACTATTAGACTGGTTCAAAGAAAACAAAGGCGCAAGTAAAACACGCATTGCTATCAACAGTAATCTACAGTGTAGCACAGATGATATAGAAAAACTACTTGATCGGGCTGATAGTGCTCCGCTGGACATTTATACAAGTAACGAAAGCATAGTAGATCAAGCAGAATACATACGTGATGGACTTGACTGGAACACATGGCAGACAAACTTTGAAATGTTGGCCTCAAGCAATAAGTTACGTGGTTTGCACAACATGTGTACAATTAATGCATTGTGTTTGGAGTCATTGCCAGAATTTTTAGATTATTTACTGAATATAAAAGCAAAATATGGCAGAGACTTTCCTAGTTTTACACTTAATATACTTCGATTTCCTAGTTTTCAAAGTGCATTAGCATTACCTGACCAAATACGCTCGGCATACAAAGATCGATTACAACATTGGTTTGATCTCAATGTAGACAACAAACTATTTCATGAACATGAACTTAATCAAACACAACGTTTATTAGATTACTTAGATGTAGTTAAAACTCCGCACAGTGAAGCATTTGAGACACCAAAACTACACAACGACTTTGTAAAATTTTATACACAGTATGATATCAGACGTAATAAAAATTTTAATAAAGTATTTCCAAGTATGAAAGAATGGTTTAATGAGTTACAACTATAACAGTAGCGATCCAATAAAAATAAAACTAAGTGACTTAGAAGAACGTGAACGTTTCTTATTAAGTGAAAGCAAGACTTTTTGCATGTATCCATGGATACACTTACATGCATATCCAACTGGTGAAGCATATCCTTGTTGTCATGCTGAAATGGGTGTAGGACAGGTAGGCAACTGCAAAACAAATACAATGTTAGAAATTTGGAATAGCCCTGAACAAAAGAAACTACGTCAAGATATGTTAACTGAAACCAAAAATGACGCATGCGGAAGATGCTATGAACAAGAAGCATCAGGATTCTTTTCAGGTAGACAAAGTGCAAACAAGCATCATGGACACCACATACACAGAACACAAGACACAACTGTCGAGGGTGAGTATAAAGATTTTGAAATGACCTATTGGGATATACGTTTTTCAAACTTGTGTAATCTAAGTTGTCGGAGTTGTGGACATATATTTTCTAGTAGTTGGCATAAAGACCAGACTGCTCTTGCTGGCCCCGAATGGGCAAAAAATAACAAGGTGTTAAACTATGCAGGACGGTTTAAAACTGATATGATGGAACAGTTAATGGAGCATCTTGACTATGTAGAACAAATATACTTTGCTGGTGGTGAACCACTGATGATGGATGAACACTATGTGATACTTGAAGAGCTTGAACGTAGAGGCCGTTTTGATGTGCGACTCATTTACAATACAAATTTTACGCATGTTCAACTTAAAGAAAGATTGGTTTTTGATTATTGGAAAAAGTTTGACAGTGTAGCAGTTGGTGCAAGTTTGGATGCAATGGGTCCTCGTGCTGAGTACATACGTAAAGGCGCCAAATGGGACATAGTTGAACAAAACAGACATAAAATGATGGAAATATGTCCAAAGGTTGACTTTTATATTTCACCAACACTTAGTATCATGAATGCCTTGCACATACCAGACTTTCACAGAGACTGGGTAAACAAAGGATTGCTTCAAGCACAGGATCTAAACATCAATATATTACAAGATCCTAATTACTATAGAATTGACATTGCACCACAAGCGTACAAAGATCAAATCGTTGATGCGTATGAGAAACATCTTGTTTGGTTACGCCCACAAGATAAACTAAACAGAGCAACTGTTGGTTTTGAAAGTGCATTACAGTATTTAAAAACAGACAACACGCACTTGTTGGAAAAATTTTGGCAAAAGACTCAACAACTTGATGGCATTCGCAATGAAAATATTCTTGACATTATACCAGAATTGGATGCATTAAAGTGAAGTTACCACATGAAAAGTTTTGTGTGTTGCCATGGGTAAGTTTAGAAACATCACCAATTGGAACAGTCCGACCTTGTTGTCTAGCAGAAGATGAAATAACAGACAATAACGGCAAAAAATATAGTTTGCTTAATACCGACCTAAATAAAATACACAATAGTGATTATATGCAAACATTGCGTAAAGAGTTTTTAGATGGCATTCAACCTGAAACTTGTCGTAAATGTTGGAACGAAGAACGCTCAGGTCGTACCTCAAAACGGATGCACACACTTAACAGATTAGAACATATTGTTACAGACACCGAATGGACTGTTGATGCAAAACCCTTGGTGTTTATAGATTTTAAACTTGGCAACATATGTAATTTAAAATGTAGAATATGTGGATCGTGGAGCTCGAGTACGTTTGCTGCTGAAGAAGTTAAATTTGAGGGTAAAGACAGCTTTCATTATCAAATGCTTAAAGATGGAGCATGGCCAAGACGCAATCAAAAGTTTTGGACAGAGATTGATAAACTAATGGAGCAAGTACAATACTTGGAGTTTACTGGTGGCGAACCATTTATGATACAAGAACATTTTGATTTACTACAAAGAATGGTTGATCAAGGCATTGCATCAAATGTAGAAATACATTACAATACAAACGGAACACACTTTCCAGACCATGCAGAATCAATTTGGAAAAATTTTAAATTGGTTGAGATTGCTTTTAGCATAGACGATGTTGGTCCACGTTTTGAATATCAACGTGCAAATGCCGTATGGGATGAAGTAAATGCAAACATGGATAGATTTGAGGCTCTGCGTGATCGCAACACAAACATACAATTGCAAGTGTGTTCAACTGTGAATATTTTTAACGTTATGTACTTGGAAGGCTTGGCAAATTGGATTGACCAACGTAATTTTGATTTTATATACTGGAACATGCTACACGAAGCACGGCATCACAGTGTTGGTACTCTGCCTGACCGTGCAAAAGAGCTTGTATCTAATAAATTAATGTCTGCTAAGGTATCTAATTTTCATATGAAAGAGTTTGTCAAGATAGTAGATTTTATAGAAGCAGGTATCAGTTTAGATGGCACAGAACTACGTAGAAGTGTGCAACAGGTAGACCGTCGAAGATCACAGGATTTGCGTATACACCATCCAGAACTCGCAGATGCAATAGATTACGAAGGACCAAACACATGATATTAGTTGTCATAGCACTAGAAGAAGAATTACCAGGATCGTTACCAAGCGGATATAAAAAATTAATCACAGGCGTAGGGAAAGTAAATGCAAGTATCGCACTTACTGCTGAGTTATGCCATAACAATCATTATACAAAAATTATAAACTACGGTTCAGCAGGCGGCAGTAAAGAAATTAAAGGCGAACTTGTAGGAGTAAGTGCAGTTATTGAACGTGATATGGATTGCACTCCTCTTGGCTTGCCATTGTATGTTTCACCTGGCGATGAAGAACAAATGATAGTGTGTCAGACCAAACACGACAGTCTGTTTGTGTGCGGAACAGGAGACAGTTTTAGCGTGCCGCACATTAACTATCAAATATGCGAAATGGAAGCATACGCACTCGCAAAAGTTTGTCATAAATTCAATATTCCTTTTGACTGTTACAAGTACATTTCAGACAGTGACGCAGACGGTGAAGATCAAGGCCGTGAATGGGAAGCAAATGTTCACAAGGGTGCAGAACTGTTTAGAAGAACAATACTCACTGAACAAGAACAGATAGCATTTGAATGGTAGACAGGCCTGAACAAAAGCCTGAAACCTTATGCATGGCTCCGTGGACACACACCTATCTATCTCCGCAGACCGAACGCAGAATGTGTTGTGCTAGTCGTGAATCAGCACAGAGCTTTAAACAGTATATTGATACTGGATCGGGCACAGGAACATACAATCCGCAAACACTAGAAGAACATTGGAACGGCGATCATATGCGTAGTGTAAGAAGGCGTATGATGGCTGGTGAAAAACTAAGCGAGTGCGAAGTTTGTACAGATAAACTTCTTAATACTGATGTGTATAGAACTTACTTTTGGCACTTGTTTCAACACCGTTATGATGAGCTATGGACCAGTACCGACGACACTGGTTGGACCTCAATGAAGCCAATCAGTTGGGACTATAGATTTTCAAACTTGTGTAACTTTAAATGTCGTACCTGTGGTGATATGCTTAGTTCAAGTTGGGAAACAGAACAACGTAAACACAACATGGTTAATTTAGACAACCCAAAAAACAACTGGATGCGGCCAGAGGTTCGTAAAGAAATAAGCAAATTTCAGGATACACAAATTGAAAAAGAGTTTTCAGATGCAGTTGAAGAACATAGAATTGAAGAAATCTATTGGGTAGGTGGCGAACCACTGATGTATGAACAACACTGGCGATACATGAAACGCATAGTCGAACTTGGCGATGGGCCTGGATTGTATGCACGTTATAATAGCAATCTTAGTAGAGTGAATTATAAAGGTCAAAATCTCTATAAAGATATACTTGCTAATATACGTGATTGGCAGATATGTGCCAGTATTGATGGCACAGGTGCTATTGGTGAATATATAAGAACTGGACTAAACTATGATCAATTTGTAGATAATTTTAAACAAGGTTGTGATATCGCAACGCACAGACGGCAAATGCGTTTAGACTTTACTCTTACACTACCTGGATTGTTTGAAGTTGTACACATGCAACAATTAGCCGATAGATTAGGTGTTGACATCCTTGCTAAAGTTATTTTTACATTTACGCCAGATATTATTATGTCACCACTTGCATTGCCTCGTAAATTATTAGATCGCATGGTCAACCAACTAATTAACAATAATGTATTAGGAACTGCATTGCAAGACGTGCTTGTCCAACTTAAAAATAGACCAACGATGGAAGAACAGTTTCCTGATTACATACAAGGTATGCAAGAAGGAAAAAGGCGTGTACTCAAATTAGAAGAGATTAGAAATGATAAGTTTACTATGAAAGATATACTCAGCAAAGATCAAGAAGTGTTAGATTGGTGGAATAGCATTGATGCTTGATCGGGTTGAAATGCAATTGCGTGGGCCAAATGGTTTGTTGCCTGTATTCTTTGATGTGTATGATAATAGTTTAAGTCGTAAATGGTTAACTGCATTTAATAATTTACTGGATAATAAATTACATCTTGAAAAAAACTATTGCTTTTTTGGATTTCCTGACAATGAACGTAACTTAGACTTTTTAGCCAGTGAAATCAATAGAACTATTGCAGGGATAAATGGCAGCAACATTGACTATGTTATAAAAGATTATTTTTCTGCTGAAAATATGGTTGAAAAAAATTGGAGTGAACTTAACCAAGCAGTGAAAATTGATATAAATCATACAAAATTCAACCAGTTGCATTTATACTTTGAGGAAACACAAGGTGTGAGTGGTGCAATGAGCGAACATTATACTAATGCTGATGCAGAAACACGTTGGTATATCAGGCAACTTAATTTATTATGTCATGAAGCAGAATGTCTTATAATAAGTTTAGGAAGAAAAGATGCGGCTCCGGAATGGATACGTCCTAGTAATGTTATGTGTTGGTTGCATGCTCCAAGATTTGTACTAGATGCTGAAGATTATAATCAATTTGGAGTTGACACAATAGCAAGAGATCACGGTGGTGTATACGTTGGTGTTAACAAAGCAGTAGGAAAACATCATTATGAGGTTTTTAGCGACGAAGGCAGAGACAGTAGAATTGACGAGCTTACAACCACCACACTTAAACCACAAACAGAAGCTGCAGGTGATTTTGACATAGAATGGGGTAAAGCAACTTCTGACCAAAGTTTTATGCAAACAAAACTAAATGATTTTAGAACATGGCTCAAGGCAAACAATTTTGATCCAGATGACCCTAGTTTGACAATAGGTCATCCAAAAATTGGACAGGTTGATTTAAAACACAGTTTTGGCACAGAGGATTTTTTGCAAGTGTTAGCAAAATTATCACAATATCTTGATGTATACAGTATCAAAACCAGTAAAAGTTATTGCGAATACGATTACACATGGCATCAAAGTAAAGAACTACAAATACCTTTAATTGATTGACAACTACACTAAAGGAGTGTATAATGATAAAATGGTTCAAGAATCTTATCAGCAAAATAAAACTAGAAATAAGATATCGTAAAAAATTAAAAGAACTGAGGAAAAGGGATCCTTTTATATACAAATGAGTTATATTTTCACATCAGAGTCAGTGAGCAAAGGCCATCCTGACAAAATAGCAGACCAAATATCAGATGCATTAGTCGATGCTGGTTTGCAAGCCGGTGACGAAACAACACGTGTTGCAGTTGAAACAATGGTAACAACAAATTATGTTGTACTAGCAGGAGAAGTAAAAAACTTCAACGTCACTGATGAACAAGTTGAGCAGATTATTAGAGACAAAGTTAAAGAGATCGGCTATGAGCAAGAAGGCTTTCATTGGGATAAACTTAAAGTTGATAACAAAACAATCAACAACCAGTTGCACTCTCAAAGTTCAGACATTGCTCTAGGTACAGATGATTTTGGTGCAGGTGATCAAGGTATTATGTTTGGATATGCTTGCAATGACAATGAAGCAATGATGCCAGCACCTATCTATTATTCACACGAACTACTAAAAGAACTAAATGACATGCGAGCAGATGGTTATCATTTTTTGCTACCAGATGCAAAGAGTCAAGTTAGTGTTGAATATGAAGGCGGAAAAGTAAAACGTATTGATCAAGTTGTTATAAGTCATCAACACAAAGAAGGTTTTCAACATAGTGTTATAGCACCTTTCAAAACCGCAGTAGAAAAAGTACTAGGCAATTTAATAGATGACAATACAGTATTTCATTTTAATCCTACTGGCAAATTTGTTATTGGTGGACCCGATGGTGACACTGGACTTACTGGTCGTAAAATTATTGTTGATACCTATGGTGGTTTTGCTCCTCACGGTGGTGGGGCATTTAGTGGAAAAGATCCTACTAAGGTAGACCGTAGTGCGGCCTATATGGCTCGTTGGTTGGCAAAGAATGTAGTTGCAGACGATATGGCTGACTGGTGTCAAATACAATTAAGTTATGCTATTGGCGTAAAAGAACCTACCAGCATCTATGTAGATTCAAATGGACACAACAGAAGTATACAAAAGTTTATCAGAGACAATATTGATCTTACGCCAAAAGGTATAATTGATAGATTTGATCTTTTTAAATTTTATGAATACAGTGCAAATTGCACATACGGACACTTTGGCAACAAAGATGTTCCTTGGGAAAAGGTAGGCTGGTAATGTTTCCACTTAATGATTATGATCCAAATTTTTGGGTTAAATGGGCAGCAAATATTATAATTATATTACTTGTATTTTTTGTTGGCATGTCATTATTAGGATTTTTCTAAATGAGAATACTAGGAGTTAGTGCAGGATTCCACGATGCCGCTCTTACTGTGGTACACAATCACAGAATACTGTTTGCAGGTCATGCTGAACGATATAGCAAAAAGAAAAACGATCCTACTATTCCTCAAAGTCTTCAAGAACACGTTCTTAAATATGGACCTTTTGACATGATAGTCTACTATGAAAAGCCATATCTAAGACAACTGCGTAAAATTAAAAGTGGCGAAAATTGGGGAGGTGCTTGGCGTACACGTACCGAACTCGTACGTACAATTCCTTATATAATGGAAAACACCAAAGCAGAAATAAGCAGTGTTGGACATCATCTATCGCATGCGGCCGCAGGCTTTCAAACATCACCATTCGATGATGCAACAGTAGTTGTTATTGATGCAATAGGTGAGTCGGATACTATAAGCATATACCACGCCTACTACAATGGTGCATGTTTAGCAGGTGAACATGCTAAGGCAAATTACAAACTATTATACAAACAAACCTATCCACACAGTATTGGTATGTTCTACAGTGCAGTTACACAACGTTGTGGACTGAAGCCAATGGACGAAGAGTACATCACAATGGGCATGGCCGCATATGGGGATGCCGACAAGGCATACAAAACATTAAAACGTGCAACTGTACAATTCGCAGATATTCCACTGTTTAAAGAAAACCTACACATAGGTATTGATGATGTTGAGTTTGCACCTGATGTTACTGCTGAAGACATAGCTGCCGCAGGACAACAGTTATGCGAAGAAATGGTTATGGCTGTAATGCGTAGGGCAAAGGCCATTGGCACTAGTAAAAATCTAGTGTACATGGGAGGAGTTGCACTTAACTGTGTGATCAATCGTCGATTGGGTGAACTGTTTAACAAAATATGGATAATGCCCAACCCAGGAGATGCAGGAAGCAGTTTGGGAGCCGCGGCCTACACATATGGTAGAGACATAAACTTTACAACACCATACTTGGGCTCAAATATAGCAGGTGAATATCCAGTGGATGAACTGTTAAAAGAATTAGAAACAAATCAAATTGTTGGAGTCGCAAATGGACGTGCAGAATTTGGTCCAAGAGCGTTAGGTAACAGAAGTTTACTAGCCGATCCGCGTGGACGAAATATCAAGGATCGAGTGAATGAGATAAAACGTAGACAAAAGTTTAGACCGTTTGCTCCTGTGATACTTGAAGAACATGTGCATGACTATTTTGTAATGCCTCTTTATCAACCCACAAGTCGCTACATGCAGGTAGTAGCACGTTGCACAAAGCCAGATAAGTTTCCTGCTATTATACACGTAGATGGCACATCAAGAGTACAAACAGTTCCTGACAATGATAGTGGTATAAGACGGTTGTTGAGTGCGTGGTATAAAAAAACCGGTTGTCCTATGTTGTTGAATACCAGTTTAAACATAAGAGGCGAGCCAATGGTTGATGATAGATTTGATGCTAATCGCTTTCAAAAAGAGTATGGAGTAACTGTATGCAGTTAGAACACACACGAACAAGATATCATCGAAACTTTGCCTATTGGAAAAATGACGAAGTTATTGGAAAAAATCTTAGAGAGTATGGCGAATATCAGCAAAAAGAAATTGATCTATTAGTTGGTTTATTAAACAGTGTAAATAGCAAACAAAAAGTGGTTTGGGACATTGGTGCCAACATAGGAGTTCATACTATGGCATTTTCTAAACATAGTACTTTTGTTTGCAGTTGGGAAGCAAATCCACAAAACTTCAAACTACTACAAATGAATACACAAGGAAAACTTGCTCCAAATGTAAAAGTACACAATGTTGCTATTAGCAATGGTAAAAAAGACACAATACAAATACAAGACTTTGATCAGTCTAAGTCTAGTAACAAAGGTGAATTATCAATTGTAGAAAAAGGTGGAGTAGAAATTTCAGCAAGAAGCATCGACAGTTATATGATGAATTATCCTCTTCCTAGTTTGATAAAAATTGATGTAGAAGGTCATGAACTTGAAGTACTGCAAGGTGCACTTGTAATGCTAAAAACAGTAAAACCAATATTGTATTTTGAAACTGCTGATAAAGTGAGTTATGCAGAACATATAACATTTCTTAAAGATCTTGAATATCGCATGTGGTGGTTTGCATGTCCTAATTTTAATAAAAATAATTATAATAAAAATGACAATAATACCTGGGGTAGAAGTGTTATCTGTAGTATACTCGCAATACACAAGGATGTGGTTGGATTAAATACTATAGAATTGCAAGAAGTAATTGATGCCGACGATCATTGGTTAAAGATGGATTGGGATTACGATACAGGACTTACAAGAGCAATAGAATGACCAAAGAAAACGATTTAAGACAACGTGTAATAGAATCACTTCAAACAGTATTTGATCCTGAGATGCCCAGTATAAGTGTTTACGATTTAGGTTTAATCTATAAGATAGAGATCAAAGGTGACTGGGTTGGCATAGAACATACACTAACTAGTATGGCATGTCCTTTTGCAGATCAAATTTGTGCCGATATAGAACATGCAGTTATTAGTACACCTGGCGTGCGTGCTATTGATAGACAATTGGTATTTGAACCTATTTTTACAATAGAAATGGTTCCTGAAGAAACCAAACTAATAATGGGCTGGTACTAATGGATACAAGAATGATTTTTGCCTTACTTGCATTGCCGTTATTATCATACATTGGTTACTATGTTGGTTTAGAACTTTGGTGCTATGTTTACGGGATTATCTATCCAATTGTATAATTCTTCCGCTATCTTTTCATGACCAAGTTCACTTGGATGACCATCACCTGAAATAAAGTTGTCATTTGTATAGCTTATTTGTGTAAGGTTTCCAATGGTACCGGGGACTAATTCTCCTGATTTTCCATTGGCAGCAAGTAGCTCCATTGCATTTTCTTTAGCATTTTTGTAAAAACGCGATTTGTCAATTTCTGGCACCAGTGTCGGATGCTGCCAACCAAGCAGATAGGTGTCTCGAATATGGTATTTGGTGCAAAGATTTTGTAAAATATACAAGGTGTTGTTAAGGTGCCATTCACCTAGTTTATTTGTGTATACCAATCTATAATAGAGTTTATCTCTATCGTTTTGTGGATGCATTTCGATTGCCTTACCACTTTCATCAAGTGCTATTTGTCTTTCTAAAGCAGTGATAAAAAATATTGCACTATAGGTATGGTCTTTTTGATAGTCATTCTCAAGGAATTTTCTTAATTGAAATAGCATATGATGTACACTGCTTGAACCTTGACTAAGATCAATTAATTCGCAATTGAGTCTTCTTGCTAGTATACCTGCATATATTTTTTCTGGCGGATATAGTCCTCCAATTGCCTGACCAGTGGCCCAACTGTCGCCAAAGTTTAGTAGATAGTGTGTCAAAGATAGGTTTCCAATTCACCTTTACGTCTAATGTCTTGTGTACAACAACTAACGCCACCGTCCCAAAAGTAGCTGTGTCTAAGTTCTGAAATAATTGGGTTTATACGATGCTTTTCACAGAAATCAAATACCTGTTTATTGTAGGCACTGAATATAACATTCTCTTCGTCTAGTACTAAGCAGTTTACATCAAATACAGTATCGCTTACATACCCAACCCATTCTTTGAGATAGGTATCAACAAATTTTGTAAACTCAGGTGTAGGAGTTTGTCCTTGTACATACCAAGCACCATTGAAGTTTTCTTCTTTGAATTTACCTACTGCCATTGCATGCCATATTGTGCTAGATTCAAGTTTACTAACTTCCCAACCTGGAAAGTCTGAGTCTAGGTCCAATTGGTCGTCCCATTTACTACTCAATATCACACCAGGCTTTAGAATTGCAAATACTGCATCGCCATGTCCATCTGTGATTGCTTCATGAAAACGATATCGACTGTCTAAACAATTTTCTTGTATCCAACGACTTTGATCTGGTTTAAGATAATCACTATTATCAAAGAATATATCGGTCCCACAACGTACTATACAACTTGCACTTGCACCGGCTACAACACAATCTGGATCATGTGCTAAAAACTCGCCATGAGGATTAATCACTGCATCACCATATTCAGCACAAATATCATCTAATTCAAGTACTCTGAGAACACGTAACAGTTTGTCACCTAAGGTGATTTGCCAATCTCTTGGCGTTAAAGGCGGCAACGGTGCACCATTGTCTTTTATATTGAAATATTGAAAATCTTCTTTGCTAATCAGACCAGGACGTTTAACAAGTGCACCATATTGCTCGCAGGTCTTTTGTAAATTATCTAAGTCTTCATTTGTTTCATCTAATATCTGCCCTAATTGATCTCGTACTGTAGAGTTGTTAATAAAATCAAAATAATCTGGAGTGTATGCTCTACCTACTATAACTTCTTCTAGAGGTTGCCAACTGGTGTAACTATTTACTTTGGACATATTAATATATCATTGCTTTCTTTGTTTAAGAACAATTGTTGATTATGTATGAGATCATCTTTGCAATCCACATACATACTGTGCGTCTTTTTTGATTTTGCAATTCTACACATTTCTGTACATACTGCCTTCCAACGTTCAGTTGCATCTTCAATCTCATCATATGAATGATCAACTACATGATCAAATGTTTTATATCCCATTTCACGTAATTGAGTTACTGACCCCATTGCCCCTGCTAAGACAAATGGTTGACAGTTTTTAATTGCTCTAAAAACTTTTTCAGTTAATCTGACAGGACCGTTGAGATCACTTTCTATAACAAAATTAAAGTAAGCATCACTGTGATGCAGTCCTACTGTGTATTTCATGTCTGCATGTTCGTCTGGTGTCAATAAGTCACAATGAAAAGGAGCCATTTTTAAAAAAAATTCTGTATGATGTTTTAGACTTCCTAAGTTGCTAGTATCAATTGGGTTTATATCATCTTCCACAGTGATTCGATTGTTATATCCAAAGTATCCTTTCTTGTGTAAACCTTTACTCCATAATCTTGCCATTGTGTATGCACGCCATTGTCTGTGTGTGCGGACAAGTGCAGTAAAATTCTTGCTCCGTTCTTGAGTATGAAATACAGTAGGCATACTTCTATTACGATGGCGGTAAAGCAGTTCATCGCTACACGTATAGGTAATACCTGCGAGATCACGACTTTTAGTGGATTTTTCGATAAAATGTAAATTTTCTGCCTTAAAACCTGCTCGTACAGCATCAGCACTAACATTTTTTACTAATAAATTTTCTGGTAATAAAAAATAAAGATTTGTAATGTTTTTAAACATAATAGTTTCAGCTAGATCTGTTATCAAATCCATTTTGCCATCATTCCTTGTAGTTCATTCCATAAGAGTTTTTCAAAATCTGCACTGTAAAACCAATTGTAGTTGTGCTCTACAATGCTATTTACTGCGGTTTGCAAGGTGGTCTTTTCTTTTTGACTCATATTATTAATGTCTTGTAACAGTTTGCCTATCTCATATGTGCGAACTGAATCATCTGCTTCATCGTATGATTCGTCCCAAAATTCACTAAATGTTTTAAAACCATATCTACGCAAATACTCTAAGCTACCTTTGCAACTCTGTATTATAAAAGGTTGTTGCATTACAATTGGTTTGAAAGATTTTTCTGTTAGATGATTTTTACGTCCTCGATATACTGTTTCAGTAACTATGTGTATCAGACTATTGTTTGCTTGTTCCCATAAATCAATTTGATGGCTCTTTGCCGCATAACCTGACCCGTTATCTATCATTAAGGGTAGTCGAACCTGAGGACAATCTAAATCATACTTTACACATAATAATTGTAAACTTTGTCCTTCGTATGGACATACGTCTGGAAATGATATTAAATTTTTATCAAGTAAATCTCGCCCAACAAACTGTTGAAGCATTTCAATACGATGTTTACGTTCTCCACCAATTATGTTGTTAGGACAAAGAAAAGTATTATAAGGCTTGCGTTCTGAAAATTTTTGTGCTATACTAGTTCTATTATAACCTCGATACCAATCAAGTGCAGCCCAGCCATGAAAGAAATAGTAGTCCATTTCAAGACCATAAGTATCTTTGGCCCAAGAAGCATCTTCGCTGTTGTATTCGCTCGTAACAAGTCTACATTTGTTTGTATGCAAATAAAGTGGTTTGAACTGGTCAATAAATGGTATAAATCTATTACGATAAATTGGTTCTTGATCCCACATTATAATTCTATTATTAGGAACGCCATGTACTGCCGGCTTGTTACAAATATCCTTAAAATCTGTACTACCAAATGGGTCAAACCAATGGAGTCCTGTACTGGGTATGTTTTTAACAACTGGTACAAAAACACCATCGTAAATTTCATCAATTCTAATCATGTTTGATAAATGTTACTCATACAATAAAGATTCTCTTGCACAGTGCAAGACTAGGTACTTATGGGTACTAAATAAGCACTGTGATTATTCTAATTTTGACTTTGCCTGGGAGCCGGCTCCCTGGGAAAAAGATTTTAGACATGCTTTTGGATCACAGTGGCAAAAGGATTCTGGTACATATCTTGTTCCAAAACATGGGTATACCGAAACAAAATACAATCAAGAACAAACAGTGACACGATTACCTACACAGGATAATTGGGATAGCACAGAATTTGAATTTGACTATTCATGGCACCCTGATCCAACAGAGCCAGATTTTATCTATCAATTTGGCACACAATGGCAAAAAACAGGCGGCCCAAGGTACGTGATTCCTGGTGCTACAAACATAAAATATGTAGATAGTCCTCGCATTAATAAAACATCAGTTGATTTACATTGGGTTGTACCTGAAGCAAATATCGAAAACTTTGATTATACATGGCATCCTGACAACACTGAGAAACCTTTCATTTATCAATTTGGCACACAACATCAAAAAACAGGTGGGCCACGATATGAGGTACCAGGAGCAATCGAAGTCAAGTATGTAGGAGATATTACCACAAAAGTAAAAGCTGTTGCTTCAGGCGTAGTGCTTATTAAACATCTTAACAAAGACTTTGTTTATCAAGGTACAATTCCTATTTTAAGTACTACTAGATTTATATCAAACTATCTTGACACACTAATACGTGTTTTGAAAAAGCTAAATGGTCATGAGTATGTTTGGATAATAAGCGACCTATGCGATTATGAAAACTTTGACTTTAGTTGGCATCCTGAACTATGGCAACACAGCATGTTACATGTATTTCCTAGTAACGAACAAGAGTTTGGTGATACGTTTTTTATTAATGTAGAAAGTTTTTTGGAAAATGCAAAAAACATCAAATTGTTGGAATGGTACAATCCTTTAAATTTTGTTCCTTATACAGTAAAACGTAAGGATTGTCCTCAGATAAAGTATGATTCAGACAGTGTAGTTGATGCAGTCTGGAGTCATAATTTTCAAGAGCCAGTGGTACAATTTTACAGGTATAAACCAGAGAAACAAGTTACCATTAGTTTATGGCAAGAAAGACTCAGAACAGTTGTTCCTTTAGCAAAAGGAAGTGAGTGTGTGTTAGTACCTAAAGATGCAAAAAATTATATTAATACACAAGTATATGATTATAAATGGATAGATAAAAAACACAAACCTAAACAAGCTAGACCACTTGATATTGTTTTTATTAGCAATGATGAAAGCAATGCCGAAAAAAATTGGGAACATCTAATTAAAGTACATAAAGGTCAAAATCGTATTGTCAGAGTAGATGGAGTAAAAGGCAGAGCAGAAGCATATCGTGCTAGTTTAGAAGCAAGTAACACCGACTGGGCATTTTGTGTGTTCGCTAAACTTGAAGTGAACGCAGATTTTGATTGGACGTGGCAACCAGATAGGTTACAACAAGCAAAGCACTATATATTTCATGCTAAAAATCCTGTAAATGGATTGGTATATGGACACATGGCAATGATTGCATATAATAAAAAACTTGTTGCAGTGAACCAATCTCAAGGGTTAGACTTTACACTTGATCAAGAACATGAAGTTGTGCCACTTCTCAGTGGTATTGCTCGTTATGCTGATGACCCATGGATTGCCTGGCGTAGTGCGTTTCGTGAATGTTTAAAGCTCAAAAATAGTTTGCCCAACATAGAATCCAACTACCGTCTTAAACAGTGGTTAAAAGCAGATACAACGTCTGCTGTAGCTGGTTGGAGTGCAATTGGTGCACAAGATGCAGTTGATTACTATGACGCAGTTGAAGGCAATTTTGCAAAACTGCGTCTAACATACGAATGGGATTGGCTGGCAGAATACCTATTCAAGCAACACAATCTAACACCTGATCAATTATGTACTCAACTTCAAGATCAGTCAATTCAGGGTATATAGGTAAACTAAGCACACGTCGTGAAAGGCTTGTACTGCTGGCAAGCAATGGTTTTACACCATGAAATGATCCTATTTCGTTAATACCATATTCATAGTGTACTTTGGAATCTATACCTGCTTGTTGTAAATACTCTTTTATTTTATTTCTATCTGTATTGCAATCAATGACAAATTTATGAAAACAATGTTCCTGTAAATTAGAACTATCAATTAAGCATCTAATATCTGACTTTTCGTTTAATCTTTCTATCCAATAAAGACCAATTGTTTGTCTGCGTTCTTGCCATTCGTCTATGTATTTGGTTTTAACAAGCATTGTTGCACAGTCTATTTCACTCATACGACTGTTTGTTCCACCAGTAACATGGGCCGACCCATTGGCTCTGTACCATCTTACAAATCTATCTATACTTACAGTGTTGGTAAGCACGGCTCCGCCGTTGGCATAGTTTGCAAGATTCTTTGTAGGATCAAAACTTATTGCACTGGTGGAGATTCTTTTACAATCCCAACTGAGCCAATGCTGAGCCGCATCTTCTACCAAGATCCAATCGTGTTCTGCAACCAAATCTCTAAAACGTTGTGTTTGATAATTCTTTAGACTGTTGCCATACAATCCTACCAAACACACTGCCATTGTGTTGTAGTGATGTGGTTGTATACTGTCAATATCCAGCATGCCATATGAGTCAGTATCAGCTACCACAACTTCCCATCCTGCTGAAATCCATGAGTTTGCAGTTGCACGATAGGTTAAGTTCGGAACGATAACCTGTGGCTTATTGAGATTAAGTTGTTTGTAATGATAACGTGCTATTGCTTCAAGTGCAACTGTACCTGAACCAATTGTAATGGCATGATCAACGTTGTTTCGTTTTGCTAACCATGATTCAAATTCTTGTGTGTAGTTGCCATTCATCAGTTGGCCACTACGCAATACTATATCAATGGTATCGAGAACTTCTGATCTAAGGTTATTATACTGTTTTTTTAGTCCAGTAAACGGAATTTCTAAGCCACTCATGGTATAGTTTGATGCCTTCTTCTAAGTTGATTTTTGGATCAAAGTTCAAATCCGTTTTTGCTTTATCAATGTTTAATGTGCCTCTACTAGGCATATTTGCATCTCGATCATTGATCTCAACTGTGCCTTTGCCTACAATTTTAACAACTGCGTCTGCGGCTTCTTTTATTGTTTTAGCATCACCTTTAGTTAGATGATAGATGCCAGTTTTACCCTTCAGCAATGCTAAAATCATTCCTTCGGCTAGATCATCAACATAGGTAAAATCCAATCTCTCATCTTCACCATTTACTGATAGTGTTCTATCTGCTTTAGCATTTAGAATAAATTTTCCTATAACTCTATCACAGTTATCCAATGGGCCATAAACTGCACTTGGTCGAACTGTTACATAATCAAGGTTGTGTTGTTTATTAAAGTTTTCTACCAATTTTTCACCAGCATGTTTCCATATAGCATAACTGCCTTTTGGATCTGGAGTGTGTGTTTCATCAGCAGGAAACGAAAAGTCGCCAAGTACCATGCTTGAACTTACATACAATAACCTTTTGATGTTGTGTCTTGCACTGTTTTCCAATATGTTAGCAAGTCCCTGACACATTGTATGTGCAGCTTCTACTGGGTTTTCACTTGCCAACTTTTCATTTGGAAAACTAGCAAGATGTACAACATAGTCTGGTTTCAATTTTAAGAAAATATCATTTACCAATTCAATTTCAGCAACATCAATTTTGTGAATCATTGTGTCATCATCAAATTTTGCCAGTCTTTCATTGTATAGATATTCTAATTCACTTTTGTCTAATAGTCCGTAAGTGGTTAGTGCATCAATTACTTCGACTCGATGATTTTGTTTTTGCAACTGTTCAACAACCTTGTGCCCAATGAAGCCAAGACCTCCTGTCACAAGTATTCTTTTTTGTTCAACCTTTACTGCGGTTTGTTTAGGTTGTCTTGTGATTGATTTTTTCTTTTTTCTATTCTTTGCCATGAGCATACGCCTTTATGTTAGGAAATATTTTTGCTATTGCATCAGCACAGGCATGAGCAATTTGCATATGCTCTAGTTGTGTGCCGTTAGCACCACGCAGATCAATATAGTGTATCCAACTACGTATTGTACCATTCATGTAAAGTCTTGTTTTTGTTAATCCTTCAGGAAGAATCTTTCTAGCTTGTTCTTTTGCTATGTTGTTTTCAATTGCCCATTCGTATGCTTCTTTGCATGCTTCTATTACTTTGTCCTGCATTTCAGTCCACTCTTGGTGCAACATAACATTTTCAGTTTGAATACTGTTCTGTCTGTTTTTTGTATCCTGCAATCTGCATTCAGCATACTCAAACATGTCTCCCATTTCTTGTGGATTCGCATAACGTTGTGAAAATTCTTGAAAACTAAAACTACGATGACGTACTATTTGATGTGCAATATCACGTGTTGTATCTACTTCTAAGCAGGCACTGGCCATTTCAAATGGTGACCAATGTTTGTGTTTTACCAAATAGTTTAGTAGACGTTCGTGTGTTTCTGTGTTGATTTGATGATTTGGATTTGAAACTTTTGCACAATAGGCAATTAAATCCTGTATATCTAATAACCCGCCTTCTTCGTAGGTTTCGAATTCACTTGCTTTACTATATGATACTAATCTTACGTTCATAGTTTCTCTAAATACCTTTCAGTGAGTGGTTTAATTTTTTTTGCAATGCTTTCAACATCTAGTACAAAATGCAAACGATTTACCTGGTTAGAAAATGATGTAAGATGACGATTTACAACTACTTCGATATCTTCAATGTGCAATCCTTGTTTTTTTAACTTTTCTAAATTGATGGTTTTTTGTTTGCCATCTTGTAATTTGAAAACGACCTTTTTAATATGATCCACCGGAACCATTTCTTGATCAATTTCATTTAGAACCAATCGAAATTTTTCAACATCATCTACTGCTATTTGCATTTTATACTTTTGCTTTAGCAGGTCTTCCACGTTTCTTTTTAGCAGGTGCTTCTTGTACACCCATCATGGCATTGGCTTCTGCTTGCATACGTTGTGATTCTGCTAACAAACTCTGTGCTTCAGCAGCCATTCTTTCTGCTTGAGTTTTCATATTAGATGCTATTGCTTCATCACTGAGTGCTCCTGTAGTAGGTGCCTGTATTGGTGCGGCAGACTGAGCTCTTTGTGTATTTGCCGCAGCCAATGCAGCCTTGTTACTCTGTTCCATTAGACTTCCTGGAGCAGGAACATTCACACCTGGACCACCAACATCACGTCCGTAGTCATCTCTGCGTCTGGCTTTACCAGTATAACCCGCGTCAGCATCAAGTTCTGCTAAACGTTGTACTGCTTCTTCACCTTTTGCCATCTCATTAACAATACGGTTCATCTCATTGAGGTAAACACTTGAAGTTGGAGTAGGTGTAACAATTATTTGTTCAGTTTGAACTTTTTTCATCATGCCTTCGACATGTATTCTTTCTAGTATCGAGGTACCATCATTGAATCTTTTGCTCATAAGAGCATTACCTAAGTCAGTGGCGGCTTGTCCTTCTGTGCTTTCGATAGCCTGCATTAGACTGTCATGCATGCTCTGTTGCATTGTTTCTGGGTATACTACCAAGCACATATGCTCTTCACCGGGAACTTCTCTAAATATTATAGCAACCTTTCGATCGCCGTGTTTACCAACATGTTTAATCATTTTTTGTTTCTCCTTGCTCTTCGGACGTCTCCTCAGATGCTGTTTCTACCTTAGGTTCCTGTTGTTGTAACCATACGGTAATCTTATTATAGACAAAACCAACTGTGGCTAGCTCATCTGCTTTCCAAGCATTTCTGTCTGTAGCAGTTTCAATAATGGTTTTACAGAACTTGATATCTGTCAGTGTTAATTGTACTGGTTCCTCACTTGAACCTGATTCCAATTTAATTTCTTTGTTTTCTTCTGACATTATATTAGTTATCTCCTTTATCGTTAACTACGTAGTTTATTTAATAGTTTAATACATCCAGGTATTATTTTTCCATAAAGCAGGCAGTTTCTGGATCATTCCATTCTAATTCATACTTGCTACGTATAAACCAATCTCTTGGACATGCCCATTCTGGTGCATCACTATAGTCATGATTGGTTACTTCTTCTAAACAAGTGATTTCTTCGAGATCTAAATGGTCAGGATCATGAATCATCTTCGTATAGTGCCCATGTACCAAAGGGCGGATTAGGATTCTTATCGCCATGTATAATAAAAACTGTATCACAGTAGTTAGGATCGCCCCATGAATCAAATGGATAACCATCTGTAAACATAACCAATCTTTTAGGATCAATACCTTCTTCTTTAAGGTAGTCAAACACACAATCAAAGTCAGTACCACCACCACCTTTGATCTCGTACTCGTCGATAGCATCTATGTTATCGTCAGTAAATGTTTGTACATTATAAACACTAGTATCAAAACAACATATAGTAACACGGAACTGCCCATACTCTTCCATAATTCCTTTGACTTCACTCATAAAGTCTCTACCTTGCTCTGCGCCAATTGAACCACTCATGTCTAATGCACAAAAGATATCAACATATTCGTCGTTGTCCATACCTGGAAGTATAGCATCCATGTGCCAGCCCTTACGATGCATACGTTTAAATGTGTAGTCAGACTTGATAGTTGACTGCATCTGCATACGTAACAGTTCTCTCCAGTTTAATTTAGGCTCGGTGAGTTGTGCAACAATACGTTTTACCCCTGCTGGTACGTTGCCAGGATCTGATGCCTGTGCGGCACTCAGCATGGCTTCTTTTATTTCTTCTTTAATCTTTTCACGTTCTTCTTTTGAATATTTTGTAGGTCCTTTACCTTCTTCGTCATTGTCGCCATCACCTTCTTTACCATCCAAGTGCTGATCAATCAACTGTTTTACAAGCTCATCCATATCGATCTTATCAGCATTCTCATAAAGGTCGTCATATACTTCTTCTGAACTCCAACCTTCATACTTAACATCATACAAACATGGAACAGTCTTAATAAACTCGCCTACTCTGTGTTTTTGTAGATCAGCATTTACACAATAGTCAGCAGCTATGTTGTGCAACTGAGGATCTCTGTCACCACGTCTACCAAAATGATCATATACACAATGCAATACTTCATGTCCAAAAAGAAATTCAACTTCTTTAGGACGTAGCATTTTAATAAACTTTGAATTGTAGTAGAAGTTTCTACCATCAGTTGCGGCAGTTGCACACCATTCATCAGCATTGACTAGTTTCAATCTAGTAGCAAGGTTACCAAAAAAACTAGCACGTAACAACATACCAACACGGGCAGTAATTAATATTTCACGTACTTCTCTATCACGTGCAGGATCCATTGGACCTAGTATATCTTTAAATTTGTCTGCTAAGTCTTTGTTTACTGTTGTATCTTGCGACATGTGCTACTCCTAATTTCTAACTGTATATACATTGTAACACATATTGTGAAAGTGTCAACCTAATTTGCCATTTAGAGGCACGATTGTTATTAATATATTCCAATTATCAGGATCACTAAATTCAAGACTTTCTTCACCGCCGGCATCTGCAAGTTCTTTGTTTTCATACACACCAACTAACTGTCTATAGTCTGAATGTCTTTTCTGTTTTTCAACAACATACATACTAGTTCCAGTATTCATCTAAGTCTCACTTTCCAACTGCCACGATTATATGGTTCAGTTTCCCATTTACGGACATGGTTAGAGGCCTCGCACCAGCTGGGGAATTCTTTTTGTATGGCGCCGTGACCGGTGATAACTCGTATTTCTTTTTCTTTGTCTAGCCATTTTTCATATGCAAATGCTATGAATAACTTCCATGCATCATGTACGGTTCTACCATGTAGATCAATTGTTTTCATCTTTCGCCCATTTAAGTTTAAAGAAGCTAACTTCTTTTTCGCTTTTCATGTATAAACGTAAATTTTCACTTCCGTTTGTCCAACTCCACTGCTGATTAACAAAATGTGGTGCATCACTGTTAGGAACATTAAACTGTTGGCGTTTTAGCAACATTCCTCTAATGTACATGAAGTCACGTACTTCAGCACTATACCCATAGGTTTCTATCATCCAGCCCATACAAGTATGAAAATCAAATGGTCCAAATGTGCTGCGTTGAAACTCTATACAATATTCAAAGTAATTATTATATGCATAACGTCCGTCAAGTTTTTTAACAGTGTATTTCATGCTAGTATTTAAGTCCAAACATCACTGCGTCTGATTCTTTTTTAAAGTAGAATATCACATGCCATTCGTTCACTGCCACACCACGCCATTCTGGATCTTCCATCATTTTACGTTGCCATTCATGATCTAGCATCCAAGCCCAACGTTCACTAGGACGTCCAAAATCTTGATGTACCTGTTTAAGTAGGTTGGTCCATTCTCGAGGATCATAAGGTGTATAACGACGAGGCACTTGAACATAATCTTTCAAGTGCCTCTGAAGTATAGTGTCTATGTCATCCATAGCACCTGTAATTTGGTTGAGGGCCTGCATAGTTATGCCTTAGGTGTTACAGTTAGAAAATGGCCCTCAACCAATTCTGTTATCCTTGACTAGCAAGTATGTACTTGCCATAACGTTGATGAAACTCATCAAAGTTTTTAAGTTTAGTAGGTTGAAACGGAATAGCATATGTTGTCAATGCAATCCTTGCACCCATAACAACCAACTCAGTTTCAAAGTTATCCATCATAAACCTAAAGAAGTTATCACTCATCTTGTGAAACTCAGCATCTTTAACAGTTGCTAATGCTTCTTTAAGCTCATAACACATACTAATAGTAAGTGAATACATTGCACTAACTTCTTGCACATCCAGTTTGCTAACCTTACCAGCAAGCACATCTGTTGGATTAGGAAGTTTACCAGCAATCTTTCTGTGTGCTTGAAACTTAACTGCAAGACCTTCACCAATGGTACCAGCAATCAGATCAGTTGCAGTGGTTTCCGTCATGTCCTCTTCAATAAGTTCGCTTACAAAACTCCATGATCTTGGAGTAGCAAAAGCTCTACTTGCACTCTTTGCATCAAAATCATACAAGTCCTGTTTAGCAAAACTCAAGTAACCTACTACATCAGGATGTATACCATTTTCAACGGCCCAATCAAACCATGCTTCATAGTCTGCACGTATCTCTACGTGTACAAATCTATTTGCAAGTGGAGTAGGCATTCTAAAGGTAACACCTTTGTCTGACTCTCTGTTACCAGCGGCAATAATAACCACATTGTCCGGCAATACATACTTGCCTAATCTTCTGTTAAGCACCAACTGGTAAGCGGCGGCTTGTACACTAGCAGGTGCACTATTCATTTCATCCAAGAATACTGTGATCATTGGATAGTCTTTGGCAAATTCTGGTGATGGAAGATCAATAGGCGGAGCCCAATCCATTACGCCTAGTTCTTTGTTGAAGTAGGGCATACCTCTAAGGTCTGTTGGATCCATTTGACCTAAACGTAAATCAAACATATAACCTCCAGCATCATTGGTAATCTGCTGAACTATATCTGACTTACCAACACCTGGAGGTCCCCATAAAAATATTGGTCTTTGTTTTTTGAATGCTACTTTAATTGCACTTTTTGCACCAGCAGTAGTAACTGTTCTGTATTCAATTTGACTTGAACTTGACATAAGCTATCTCCTTGTTTCTAACTGTATATACATAGTAACACAGGATTATATTATGTCAACCAGTTTTTTACGGAAGATAGTTATTTTTATATACAGAAATACTTTCTAAATTTTTTGGATTGAGCTTTTTAATTACAGCCTTGCTTAATCCACCATGCATTACTTGATCAAGGACAACATCTGGTTCGGCATACAAACATTCAATTGCAATATCAAGATTTCTCAAAGGTGTAAAAGTAATAGCATTATCAAGATGCCACATTTGAAAATCGTTTAAGGCAACATTGGCAGTATGATTAAATCCTTCATCTTGGTCGTAAAATATTTCATTACGTTTTAATATCTTATTTCGATACTTTTCATTGAAGAATCCCTTCATATAACAGCTATCAATGTTGTCAAATTCTTGGCATAAATCAATTCCGTGACAATCTAGAAGCCATTGAACAAACATGGGATTTCTTAAAAGTAATTCATCGCCAGAAAACCCTGTAAGTTGCATATGTGGAGTGTCGATAACGTGCATTTGATCGTAACCCCAACCTAAATTAGATAAGTCTTGTTTGGTCGAAGATTGGTTACCAGTAGAATATTCTATGTTACAATAATCAAATGCACTTTTAACCATAGCAACATCAACACCTGGGCTATCTGCCGCTATTAGCGGAATGGTAGTTTCAAGTTGTTGTGTTACTGTAATCAAATAATTGCACACTACATCAACTAGTTCAGTCTTATTGTAAATTTTGTGATCAGAATCAAAACTAATTGAATATTTTTCATCAGCCTGTTTCCATCTCCATTCATCATTCACGTTGATTGCAGTGCCATTGAAATAAATTGTTTCTAATAGGTTATCATTGATATTTGTTAATATATCTTTGTTTAAAAATAATGGAAAGCCTCGAGAATCGTCGTAGTAGATAGCAGGTGTGTGAGAAAAATCCAAAATTACATAGTTGCCTCTGGTAGTACTAAAGTTATAAGATTGTACTTTGCTTTCTAAATTTTCACCAATGGTATAGCCTTTATAAAAGATATTATTGAATCTTTGCCAGCCTTTGTCTAGTTGTATATAATAGTCTTTTACTTTGTATGTCGTGCTTAGGGGTTTTTTGTACTCTGATTCAGTACGAGAAATATAGAAAAACATAAAGACCTTTTTAGTTTATTTTCTTTTTTCTTTTCCGCCACCTGTCCAAACATCACGTGCATTTACACGTATGTAACGTTTGTTGGTTTCGTTGGTGTTTGGGTTAGGGATAGTAATCATAACACGTCTACCTCTTTTAAATGCCGCAAGTTGATTGTTTAATCTTTCAACACTCTGCATATATTCTTTTCTCAGTGCTTTTGATGCATGCTTGTATGAATTGCCTACCATGCCTTTTGAGGTTTGACTGGTTCTTGATTTCTTTTTACCCATTTGCTTTTTCCCATTCTTTTTCAAATCTATCTAGTGTACAAGGCAGTCTTTCGCAGTTGCCCCATAGCCTTTTGATGTATGCTCGTTCCATACGTTCAATGTCTGACACATTCCATGAATCTGGAATTAATTGTCCTTTTACTGCAAACATTAATTCATTTTGAAACCGATTACCGTTTGGCATATAAATTCTCCCAATATTTAAGTCTATCTGCCCAAGGTGTGCGATTTTTATCGTGTTCAATTAACTTTTTCATGTAGTGTGCATGGCCACCGTCCCATGGTGTTTTAGTACCAAATCCACATTTCAGCTGATATATCTGCAAGCCGTCATCATCATATTCCCACAATCGAAGATCAGGATCTAGTTCAATTTCATTCATAGTTGATCCTTAAAAATAACAAACACTCCAATGATTTGTAGCATTAGAAACACAAACGTGAAAAGCAGTTGTCCTAGTAATTCACGAAGTTCATCTCTTTTCATTGTGATATTTATTTCTTCTGTTGTGACCGTTCAAACATTTGACTAACCAATGGCAAACTTACTGGATGTTCACTACAACGTTGTGTACCTTCAATGGTGCTTTCAATCAAGAATGCAGTCTCTGGTGGTTCTTGCCCCATTGGGCAACTACATACAGCCAATCCGTTTTTGTCTATTTTGCAGTTCCAACTGAAGCAATTACTTGCTCGATGTCCTTGTTTGAGGCTGGCTGGACATTCAACAATGTTTCCTCTCATTTTTTCTGTGTTATGAGAAAAATCATTTTGTTGTCTTGGATAATCAGCTCTTGGCCAAAACGTACTCCATACTGAATTTTCGCCTGTTGGTTCACAACTTGTCATGTTTCCTGCACTTAGATCAGCTATGTTATCACCAAATAATATAGGACAAGTACATTTCACTTCTGGAAATGATTCTCCAGATTGATTGGTAATTGTTCCACCTGTTGGTTTGCATGCACTAGCGGCACACAATGCAAATTGTCCATGACATATGGTAATACCTTTATCTGCAAATGCAGAAGCACTCCAAAGAAGTGCAAGCAGTGTAACTAAGAATATTCTAATGTTAAATTTATGTATTTTCATTCATGTTCTCCCCCGGGATCATTTTTATCTAACTTGATTTTTTCACCGTTCACCCACATATAGCCTCTACTTCTGCTTGGTGTGTGATATCCATTGTTTAAAAAGAAACTGGGCTTACGTTTTGCAGTCTCAAATATCACAACTGTTGCAACAATACCTGCAATTAACAATGTGTGTGCTACTGCGGTATAGGCAAATACTGTTAAACTGCCCAAGCCCATGCTAAAAATAATACACCACATCCATGCTAATACCTGCATGACCATGTGTCTTACATTTGTGTCTGGAATAGCACTAAGAGGATTTCGTCGATCATCCATTATACTATTCCAACAACTAACAATCCATTCTTTCATCGGATAAACTCCTTTTTCAAATGTCACTTTTATTGGATAATTTGCATCGACAACATCTTTGAAATCAATTGCATCATATCTTGAATTAAAATATTGCACAATTTTTGTTTCACGCCAATAGCCTGTGACTCTATACATTTAGTTATCAAGGATGGGGTCTGTTTCTTTAGGAAAATGCTGTCGATATTTGTTTACCATCAACTCTCTATTTTCTTCAATTGATATCAGCCCTGCTTCAATTTCCCTAAGAGCAGTCATTCCTCTTTTGTTAAAATGCGGAGTCAATGGCTGATTGTCAGCACTGTAACTTCTTGCTCTTGTGGATGCAGCCATAATTAAATCATATCTACTTCCGCCTACGTTTTTTGTGCCTTTGGTATTACTGATTCTTGCCATTGATATTGTACCTTTTTATTGTTTCAGTTGTCATAATTCCACTGCGGAAGTTTTCCACTGCGTCTTCAACATAATGCATACTATGGTCACTGTAATCAATTAAACCTAGTAATCTGTTGTCTTCATAAAACTCGACATAGTGCTTGTTGCCGACTTTTTTAAACTTTGTATCTCGATTTTCTAAATACATATTACCTCCAATACAATGCAGAGTGTTGCACATGTTTAAGGACCCTCTCATGATCTAAACGGGAGGTGCTGTGTGTCACCTCCGACCAGGTCCGCCTGATATTCTAACAAGAGATCTAGGCTCCCGTACCTCTTTGCAACTAGGGGGCTGGGGACATAAGTTTTACCTTCTTGCCCACCTCTTTCCAAACCCTGCACTGTAAACCTTAGTCTTTTCTAATGTTTTTTAACTTGTTTAGTTCGTAACTTTCACTGAGCCACCAAACCAACATTCCAAAACATGCCGCAATGCCAAAACCTGTTACAACCTGTTGTGCTTCAAACCCATATGTATTCGCTATGTATATTAAACCACGTACGGCGGCTAAAACTACAGCAGTTGCAATTGCAATTATGGCTAGTCTTGACACAATATATTTTGTTTTTTCCATTTTAAGTTCCTTTTCTGTTTTCTAACTTTATAATGTATATTAACACTATATATTGTGTCTGTCAACCACTATTTGCATATTATTTGCGAAATTTTAATGTGTGTTGCTTTCCATTTCCATCAGTAAAAGTAATTGTACTGTGTGAATAAATATCATTCTGCTGAACTTCGTTGTATCTGGTTTGATAACTACACTGTCTTTGTACACCACCTCTAGCATCACTGTTCATGTTGCCCAATAACCCACCTAGTATAGCACCAGCAGTGCCACCATCAGGCATGTTTTTGGTTACATTGTTACCAATGATACCACCAATGATTGCACCTCTTAGTGTGTCGTGTGTTCTATCACCACCAATTGAAACATCTTGACATACTTCAACCTGATATGGTTGTTGTTTGATTATGCTTTTGTAATGGTCTCTAATTACACCATTTGTATTAGAATCAAATGCTTGTACTGGTAATGCGACTAGTGCTAAAGCAGTACTTGCAATGGCAATGTTTAATAGTTTCATGTAAATAACTCCTTATCAATTAATATACTTATAATAGCATCTATTTACAGTATGTCAACCTTTTTTTATAAAATGGTAGCCGCCACCTAACCTCGCCAACTACCTTGTGCAACACAGAACGTTACACCCCGACTCTCAGTATACCTCTCCTGAGACTTGTCAAGGCGAAAGACATAGTCGGTTCACAGCGAGGGTAACGCAATAATTGAATATACTATGTCTTTACAAATTTACTTATCACCAGGTAATCTGGACACCTGCAGAAATGACATTAGTATTACCTAAGTCTGTCATTGATCTGTTTGCTTCGACTCTAAAAGTTATATTTTCATTAACTTTCTCAAGTCCGACTGCAATATCATTTACACCATCTGTGTGATGCAATACTGTGAAATCAACTGGACCTAGATCTCCTTTTAGACCTACAGTTGCATAGCCATAGTTATCAGTATCATTTGCTACTGTTCTAAGACTTTGTACTGAACCTGTTTCTGTGTATCCACTTACTTTTTTCTTACCTTTTGTTAATCCAACAATAGGACGAAACTTTTCATTTGTTGGGCTAAAACTTACACTGATTGAAGTATCTGTTCCATTAGTATCCGCAGTGTTTGAGAAATCACCAATAATACGTGACACATCATAGTCTGTCATTGCGTGTTTCAGGCCTATTGTAACATCACCCTGTGTGACTTTTTTGCCTACATTTACACCCAGTACATTTGTTTTAGCAGTAACAGTATCATCATTGCCTTTTAGACTAGTGCTAAATTTTGCAGCACCTAATGCTATAGCATAACCTGTGTCATTGTTTATTTTACTAGCACCCAATACTGCACCTTTTGTAGTACCAGTTAGTCCACCACTCATTTTACTATCCATAGCAATTGCTTTTGGACCATCAAAAGTTAGGTTGCGTATTGCAGTACTTGTAACATCTTGTGCTGATGCAACCTGATCTATACGTCCTGTAAAAGGAGTAAGAGTTTCTACTGTTGTACCTGTTAGTGTGTTTGTACCATCATCATAAACATCAAATGTACTGGTAGTTTTTTCTCTAGCAATAGTTTGTATCTTAGCAGTTTCTGATGCAGTGTGACTTGTAACACTTGATGTTGCAGTTCCTATTTTAGTTGGGCCACTTGCAGCATCTGTTGCTGATCCTTCATCATTGACATCACCCCAGTCACTAGGTGTTTCGCCTGCAGTTCCACCACCTGCACCGCCTTCGATAGCAGTATCAGCGGCACCAAAAGCACTAGGACCAAAAATGTAAGCATATTCGGCAGTTAAAATATCACCTGCACTTACGCCTGTCCAATGCCAAGTTAAACCAATAGTATGATCACCATTGCCATAATTTACACTATTACCATCACTATCTGTGTAAGGTGATCCTGTGTAACCGTCTGCTTCTGTTGTCCAACCATTGCTAATACCAGCATCAACATTAGAGTTTGTTGAATATAAACCTAATGCATAACGACTTGTTGTTGCCTCACTAAA